GAGTTTTCTACAACGCTACGCGATGATTATAGTGTTGATATTGAGTGTATAGATTTTGATTTGAATCCAGATATAACATACGAATCAAGCCGTCTTGTAGCAAGTGCTATTGGTTATGCTGAATCCATGGGGTTTAAGGCATATTGTAAGCCAGATTCTATTTATGCTATTTATGCTGCTGATTTTATTGTTCACAAGGGAAATGACGGCACAAAAAGAAAAGGTTTAAACACATGAAAAAAGTTATTGATTTTATAAAGCAACCATATAACGCAACACTTCTTGCTGTTGTTGGTTTGACTGGTGGTTTTACTTTAGGAATAGTGGGAAAAGTATTACTAGATACTCAAATTAATTTTAATCACAAAAAAACAATTTGTCAGCAGGCTTATGAAGTGATGTGTGTTCAAGTTCATGCTTGCACTGGAGGAGCAGTAGAAAATTGTGATACTATTGTAAAAGAAAACAATATGTGCGATGTAAATCTTCCAGATATTGAAGTTATATATCGGTGCAAAGATGAATTACGACATATTGAATGTGAAGATAATATGCCAGCAAGTTGCACATTATTTATGGAGTAAAAATGCGTAGTGAAACAAGACGGCAGCGTTACAAGAACAAACAAGAAGTAAGTAAAAAATTTCCTGTTGAAATTGCTTGTATAAATTTTAAACACGAACCAAATGTTGGATATGTGATAAGGGCCGCTGCTTGTTTTGGAGCCAGCAGAGTCAATCTTATTGGTTCTGGACCGGAATCAAAAGAACTCCGTGAACTCTCTGGGACAACAAGTGATTTTATTGAAGTTCAAAACTTCAGCAATCCACATGATTTTTTAGAATATACACGTAAAAATAATATTCATATTGTATCTGCAGAATTAATAGATAACTCAAGGAGTATTTATGATTATAAATATCCGAGAAATTGTAAAGTCTGTATTGTTGTTGGGAATGAACAAACCGGAGTCCCAACAGACATTCTTCAACACAGTGACATTGTGGAGATTCCAATGCCAGGAATCGGATGGTGCTTGAATACTGCTCAAGCCGCCAATATTATGTTATATGAATATACAAAACAAATTAATATTTATTAGTCTTTTAATTTCTTGTTCATCTGATTCAGAAACTCCTGTAAAACAAGAAACAAAATTAAATATATGTTTAGATTTAAAAGAAATTTTTTGTTAAAAATTATTTGAATGTGATGATGTTTCAAGTACATATTGTAATTCTATAGCTAGTCTAGATAGAACATGCGAAGATTCAAAAGCTTCTATTGAAAAATTAAATATTTGTAGAGATATGTTATATGATGCACGCTGTTCGGAAGGAGTTCCACAATATTGTAAAAATTTGCAGAGTTAGTAGTTTGACAGCCCTAGAGATCGGTGCTATACTGATCTTGTTGCTGCCCCTGTGTCGTAATGGTAGCCGAGGTCGACTTAAAATCGACTGCCTTCGGGCGTATGGGTTCAAGTCCCATCGGGGGTACCAAAACGGAAGAGACAACTATTTATTAATACGAGGTGTCTTCCATATGTCTGAAAAAGAAAAATTAGAAGAAGCAGTTAAAAATTCGTTTTCATTTGCACAAGTTTTGAAAAAGATTGGTCTTGCTCCAAAAGGTGGAAATTATAGAATATTGCAGAGAAAAATAAAAGAATTTGGTTTAGATATATCGCATTTTACCGGCAAAGCCCATTTAAAAGGAAAAACTCACAATTGGAGTAAGCAATTTCCATTAGAAAATATATTAGTAGAAAATTCCAATTATCAAAGTTATAAATTAAAAAATCGCTTAATTAAGCAAGATTTAATTGTGAATAAATGTTCTGAATGTGGTTTACAAGATACTTGGAATGGAAAAAAAATTAATCTACATCTTGATCATATTAATGGAAATAATACTGATAATCGATTAGAAAATCTAAGAATGCTTTGTCCAAATTGTCATAGTCAAACTGATACGTATACTGGAAAGAATAAATAATTTTAATGGGGAATCGTCTAACGGCAGGACTGTGGATTTTGATTCCACCTATCGGGGTTCGAATCCCTGTTCCCCAACCAACCACCCGAAAGGGTGGTTTTATTTTTATAAACTCATTAATTTTTCCATGAAGTCCATCATTTTTCTTTCTATGCTTCCCATGCTCTTTGTATAATCAACTGTAAATTGATCTGTGAAAGCATAGTCATACATAACTTTTATTCTTGGATATTCAACTGACAACATTATATGTTGAAATCCATTCATACCTCTAGAAACAATTCCAACTAGTTCCCAATTATCATTAAATATCGGAGAACCAGAACTGCCACCCATTCCAGCGATACTATAAATATCTGATGGATAATGTTCTATTGGAAGTTTTAGTTTTCCTTGAAAATATCCATCAAACATCAGTTCCATATCTGGTGCATGTATGCCCATTGGAGCTGCAATATTGTATGCGTGATCTCCGATTTGTGGAGCTGTATCAGAGAGTTTGATTGGGCGACCTTCAATAAAGCCATCAGTAACCAATAAGCATAAATCATCTTTTACTGCTCTGACAAAAGTATTCACATTAAAAGTATTTTCTTTTATATCTAAAACTCTCATTGCGATTGTGTTATCGTGACAAATATGACCAGCAGTAAGAATAATTGTGTTAGAATTTTTAATGTGATTGATAATTACTCCAGAACCAGTACTGGCGTATTCATCAGTGAGAATTTCAACTTTTACAAATGAACTACGTGGAGCTTCTTTGAAACTAACTGAATTAAAAAGAGTAGCACATCCACAACTAGCACTGTATACTACTAGTAACATTATGCCAATTAACTGTCGAAGTAACTGCGGCATATATGTAACTATATTGCCGTAAGATGAAAATCTATTTATTATAAACAAAAGTTGGTAAAATATGAAAAAAATATTTGTCCTTGATACGAGTGTATGTTTGGCGAATGCAAATGCAGTTTATAGTTTTGGAAAAGACGATGTATACATTCCACTAAAAGTTCTTGAAGAGGTTGATAAGCATAAAAATCGTCAAGATGGTGTAGGACAAAATGCTCGTAGTTTTATTAAAATTCTTGATGAACTACGAGAAAAAGGTTCACTACAAGAAGGAGTAAGGCTACAAAAAGGCAAAGGTATGTTGCGTTCTGCTGCTCTTGTATGTGCAAATTTTCCACAAGATCTAGATCTTTCAGTTCCAGATCATGTGATCATTGCGACAGCATTTGGTATCTCCAAAACACATGAAGATAAAAAAATAGTTGTTGTTTCGCGTGATATTAATATGCGTGTTATTTGCGATTCAATCGGCCTTGGTTCGGAAGGATATGACGCAAATCAAGTTATTTCCAGCAGTTCAGAGCTTTATTCAGGTTTTGCTGAAATAGTTGTTGATGATGAATTTATTGAACGCCTTTACAAAGGTGAATTAATGTATCTTGATGATAAACAAGCAGCTGGTCTATATCCTCATCAATTTTTAACTCTTATTTCAAATAAAAATGCAAATAAAACAGCTCTTGCAAGATTCGTTAACAAAGAATCTTCATTACGTAAAATAGCCGATTTTAAAGGTCGTAATCAAGTATTTGGTGTTGAATCAAGAAACAGAGAACAAAGTTTTGCTATGGATCTGCTATTAGATCCAACTGTTCCAGTTGTTACACTTGTTGGTAAAGCGGGTTCCGGTAAAACACTTACTGCTATTGCTGCTGGCATGGAACAAATGCTTAAAAAAGGTTTATATACTCGCCTCATAGTATCGCGTCCAGTTCAACCCATGGGTCGAGATATTGGTTTCTTGCCGGGTACAATGGAAGAAAAGATGCTTCCTTGGTTAAGCCCAATTCAAGACAATCTTCAATTTCTATTAGGCAATGACAAAGAATTGCTTCAAGAATATATGGCTCGTGGTCAAATTGAAATTGAAGCCTTAACCTATATCCGTGGTCGCAGTATCGCCAAGGCTTTCATGGTTATAGACGAAGCACAAAACCTTTCAGCACACGAACTCAAAACGATCGTGACTCGCGTAGGCGAAGACACGAAAATCGTTTTAACGGGCGATATAGAGCAAATAGATAATGTTTACGTTAACGATACGAGTAATGGTCTTGCTTATGCTGTAGAGAAATTTAAAGATACGCATTTAGCTGGTCACGTAAGTTTACTTAAAGGTGAGCGTTCAGCGGTTGCAACCCTTGCAGCCAAAATACTTTGAGGAGATAAATATGGACAATAGAGAATTAGAAGAAACAGTTGTTGCGGCAGATAATCCACTAAAAGAATTATTTGTTAGATATATTGGTGAAAAACTAAAACCAGAAAACGGCGAAATAACCGTTGAAATGTGTGTTCAAGTGTTAGCAGAAGAATTTCCAGATTTCTTATTGCTTGTAGCACAAGAGAATTTTTTAAGAGGCTACCAGCAATGCGTTAATGATATGGAGAAATCTGGGAATGAACAAAAGCCTCAATAAGTTTTTTAAATCTGCTAACCAAATTAGATTAATAGAACAAACAATTTTTGGAACCGTTAATGTTATTCAGCAACAACAAATGCCGGATAACATTAACTTAAACAACATACTAAAAAAATTAGAAATCATTATCCCAGAACACTTTATACAAAATCTTGATGGCATTTATATTGGAACATATGACTTTCTTTTAAAGAGAGATCTTAATGCTCTTTATAAAGATGGAGCTATTTATGTTCTTCCAGAACAAGATGATGAACAAGATGTTTACGAAGATATTGTTCATGAAATAGCGCATTGCGTTGAAGAAACTTATGGCATGGATATATATGAAGATGGGAAGATAGAGGAAGAATTTTTACGTAAGAGACGTGCTCTATTTGACATTCTCAAGGCTTACGGCTACAATGAGGTGTCAGATGCGGCATACGGAAATACAGAGTTTAGCAAGAAGTTTGATGAGTTTCTTTATTTAATAGTAGGTTATCCTACCTTAACTCAACTTACTCCAAACTTATTTGTATCTCCATATGGAGCAACCTCATTAAGAGAATATTTTGCCAATTGCTTTGAGGAATATTTTGCACGACGTCAATATGACCATGTCAAGAAAATATCTCCTGCTGTTTTTGAAAAGATAGAACTTTTATTGGGCGATTAACAGAGGTGTATTTTGCTTGAACAACCAACTAAAAAACCAGATTATGTTAGCTATTCTTCAATCAAAGATTGGAAATTTTGTCCTCACTATTATAAACTTACTCGTATTGATAGAATACCCGCAGGTCGTGAGTCCATTCACACCGCTTTTGGAAAAGCCCTCCACTCCACCAATGAAAAAATCTTTGAACAGGAGAAGGCTGGATCTTTTGATTATGCAAAAGACTTTTCCTCTAACTTCACAAAAGAAATTTCTACCCTACCAAAAGATATCCGTGAAGCAATATCAGAAAAAGATTTAACAGACTTTGATCAGCAAGGTCGAGAACTTGCCGATCTTACATTTCCAGCTGCACAAGCTTATTTTGGGGAATTCGAATGTTTTTCAGCAGAAGAAGATCTGCTTGAAGAGATCGAGGAATATAAGATTGATGATTATAAATACAAGGGATATATTGATCTTGTATTAAAAACCAAAGACGGCAAATATCACATTATTGATTGGAAGACTTGTAGTTGGGGCTGGGAACCACAAAAGAAAAATGATGCCATGGTCACTTATCAGCTGACCTATTATAAACATTTCTTCGCCAAGAAACATAATATTCCAGCAGATAAAATTGAAACTCATTTTGGTCTACTAAAGCGAACAGCCAAGAAAGACAAGGTTGAACTGTTTCGTGTAAGTAGTGGTGATAAAAAAGTAAATAATGCTCTTAAACTTTTACAAGAATGCGTGCATAATGTTGACCACGAAAGGTTTATAAAGAATAAACTATCGTGTTCTATGTGTTCTTTTCACAGAACACAGCACTGTCCATGAGGAAGTTTAATGAATAAAAAAATGAAGATACTAACCATAAGTGATCATCCATTATCACCGAGCGGTGTCGGCACACAAACCAGATATATGATAGAAGCCATGTTAAAAACTGGCAAATATTCGTTTGTGTGTCTTGGTGGCGCGATGAAGCACAATGATTATCGTATACAAAAAACCCAAGAATGGGGAGATGATTTTATCATTATTCCAGTTGATGGATATGGAACGCAAGACTTAATACGCCAATTATTAAAACAAATAAAACCAGATATTCTTTGGTTTATGACTGATCCGAGATTTTATACTTGGCTTTGGGAAATAGAAGACGAAGTTCGTTGTAATGTTCCTATGGTTTATTATCATGTTTGGGACAACAAACCATATCCAAAGTTTAATAAACCATTTTATCTATCAAATGACGTAATCGCAACAATATCAAAGGTAACCGATGATATTGTAAGAAATGTTTCACCAGAAGTAGAAACACATTATATTCCACACGCTGTTGATATGAATGTGTTTAAAAAATTGCCCGACGAACAAGTTGATAAATTTAGAAAAATAGTATTTCCAAAAGATCAAGGCAAGAAGTTTACAGTATTTTGGAATAGCAGAAATGCTCGTAGAAAAAACCCTGGTAGCGTTGTATGGTGGTTCAATGATTTCCTTAATGTTGTAGGAAAAGATAAAGCAAGACTGTTGATGCACACGGATCCAAAAGATCCACATGGTCCAGATCTTGAAGCCATAATAAGAGAACTAAATCTAACAAACGGAGAAGTGATGTTCTCTGCTGGAAGAATTGGTTCACAAGATTTAGCCGGTATGTATAATGTAACAGACGTAACAGTCAGTCTTTCCGATGCTGAAGGTTTTGGACTTTCAACACTAGAAAGTCTTGCTTGTGAAACACCGATAATTGTTCCACGAACTGGTGGCTTACAAGAACAAGTTAAAAATGATTCCGGTGAGCATTTTGGAGTTGAACTTCCAGTTGCTTCGCAAATGATTGTTGGTTCACAAGAAGTTCCATTTATTTATGAAGACCGTGTTAATAAAGAAGACTTTATAAATGCTTTATTAAAAATGTTTAATATGAGCGAAGCAGAAAGAACAGCACTTGGAGTTGCAGGCAGAAATCATTTACAAACAAACTACAATATGTCTACACTTATGAATAAGTGGGATGAATTGTTCACAAAAGTTTACAATGAACGTGGTTCGTGGGAAAATAGAAAAGGATATAATCGTTGGACCCTCAAGGAGATCGCATGAGAAAGAAAGTATTGGTTAAAGGACCAGCATTAAGTATGTCTGGTTATGGCGAACAAACTCGTTTTGCTCTTCGCTCTTTAAGAGAACATGAAGACAAGTTTGATATATTTCTTGTTAATATCCCTTGGGGAAAAACCGGCTGGACAGTTGAAGAATCGGAAGAAACACAATGGATAGGGCAATTAATGGCCAAAACTCACGGATACATTCAACAAAAAGGTCCATTTGATATAAGTATACAAGTAACAATACCAAACGAATTTGAAAAGATTGCACCTGTTAATATTGGATATACTGCTGGTATTGAAACAACAAAAGTCTCTCCACAGTGGATTGATAAAGCAAGATTGATGGATAAAATTATTGTTGTTTCAGAACATTCAAAACAAGTATTTGATTTAACTGAATATAAGTTGAAGAACGAACAAAACGGTCAAATAATTGATTTTAAAAACACAACTCCAGTTGAAGTCGTTCATTTCCCAGTAAAGAAAACAGAAAATAAAGAATTAAATCTTGATTTAAAAACCGATTTTAATTTTCTTTCTGTTGCTCAATGGGGACCAAGGAAAAATGTTGAATTAACGCTCATATCCTTTTTAAAGGAGTTTAAAAACGACTCTGATGTTGGTTTGGTGTTGAAGCTAAATGTTGCTAAGAACTGCGTTGCAGATAGAATGGCTTGCGAGAAGAGAATTGAAGCAGTAAAGAAAAGTGTTCCGGATGTAAAATGTAAAGTTTATCTGCTTCATGGAAATATGAGCGAAGCGGAATTAAATTCTCTTTATACTGATCCAAAGATTAAAGCAATCGTGTCAACAACTCACGGTGAAGGTTTTGGTCTTCCATTGTTTGAAGCAGTTTGCAATGGTCTTCCTGTAATTGCTCCAAAATGGAGTGGTCATGTTGACTTCCTTCTTGCCCCAGTAAAAGAAGACGGCAAAGTGCGAATGAGAAATCATTTTACAACTGTTGATTTTGATTTAGCAAATGTAAGCAAAGAAGCAGTATGGGATGGAGTTATCCAAGCAGATAGTCAATGGTGTTTTGTAAAAGAACATAGTGTTATGGATGCTATGAGAAAAGTTCAAAAGAACCATCCTGCCGCTCTTGCTAATGCAAGAAAACTTAAAGAACATGTGTTAGTGGAATTTGCAGAATCAAAACAGAAACAAAAGTTTGTTGATTTTATTTTCAATAAAACAGATATTACATCACAGTTAGAAGATATATGAAAAAGAAGATAGCTATTTTAACGCAAAATTATTATCCGAAAATAGGAGGAACAGAAACTCTTGCTAAAACAATCTTATCTTCTTTGCAAGAAGAATATGAAGTTGATTTGATAACTTCAAAAGTAGAAGATAGAAATTTATTTGATTTTACTCACAAAGTATTTGAATTTTCTGATAATGATTATTCTGATTTAGATGTGTTTTTTAATGTTAAAAAATATGATTTATGTTTGTTTTTTTCTGATTTGCATAGTGGACAGTTAAATCGTTTTAAAAATATTTGGTGTGAAAAAAAAGTTGTTATTCTAAATTTAGATGAAAATTCTTATTCTTGGAAAGATAACTTTCCAAATGCGCTAAATAATCTAAAAAGTTCTTCTATGGTAATTTCTTTTACAAAAGAAGGAATTGCAAATAAATTTCTTGAAGAAAATAATATAAAAAATATTTATATACCTAATTTTTCTAAAGATTATAAAGCAACAAATATAGAAAAAATTTCATTAAAAATGAATCCACAAAATCCAACGATTGGCTATATGGCTTCTTATGAGAGTAGAAAAAATCAAGTTTATGTTTTACAGAAAATTTCTGAAAATGAAAAATTAAGAAATTTCAATTTTCTTTTCATGGGAGCAACCCCTGATTTAAATTATTTAAAAGAATGTTTAAATATTAAAAATCAAAATAATTTGAAAAACGTTCATCTTATTAAAGGTTCAAACGATCAAGATAAAATAAAAAAATTATTAAACAATATTGATTGTTTGCTTTTGTGTTCTTTAGCAGAAGGATTACCTTTATGTATTTTAGAAGCTATGAGTGCCGGAAAGCCTTGGGTTTCTACTCCTGTTGGTGGAATAAGAGGGGTATTTAAAAATACAAATTCTGGAATCATTTTAACAAATAGATTACCAAGCTCAGATGAGATTTATGAGAGTGTTTCTAAAAGTATTAAAAATTCTAATTCAGAGGTAATTCGCCAAGAATGGAAAAGTAATTTTAATATTGATGATTCAGTTAAAATTTATAAAAATGTTATCAAGGAGTTGTTGCAGTGAAAATTGCTATTATTGGACCAGGGTTAATGAGTATTCCTCCAACTAGCTGGGGAGCAGTTGAAATTCTTATTTGGGATTATTATCAGAATTTAATAAATTTAGGTCATCAAGTAAAGATTTTATTACTGTTATACCTAATAATAAAATTAAAGATATGGAATATGTAAGAGAAAAAATAATATTATGAAAAATTTTATTACATTTATAATACCAAGTGTTGCAAGAGATAGTTTAAATAACTCACTAAATTCATTAATAAAACAAACCAATAGTAATTGGTGTGCTTATATTGGTTTTGACGGATTAAATGAAGAACAAATTAAAATAAAACCACTAGAAGATAATAGAATAAGAACTTTTTATCTTCCAAAAAGTGGGCTATTAAAAAATGTTGACTTTAAAGCAATTCATAGTAAAGCAGGAAATGTTAGAAATCAATTATTAGAAAAAGATATTGAATCAGAATGGATAGGTTTTTTAGATGATGATGATACTTTAGCGTCTGATTATGTTGAAGGTCTTAAATTAGAATCTAGTAAAAATAATTTTGATTTGTGTATATTTAGAATGGTCTTAAAAGATGGAACAATAATTCCAAGATATGGAAGTAATTCTTTGTATATTGGAAATGTTGGCATATCTTTTGCAATAAAAACTTCTTTTTTGAAAGAAAACAAATTATCATTTAATTCTAGTCAGTCTGAAGATTTTGAATTTATAAAAAAAGCCTCTGATAATAAGGCAAAAATTTATATTTCAGATTTTATAACTTATAAAGTAAATCATTAGTTTGGAGAGAATATGAAAGATATTTTAGTAATGGTTCCACATCATAGTGCTGGTGGAAGAAGAAATCAAACCTTAGAAGCTCTTTATAATTCATGGAAAGAGACTACTTCTGGAAAATCTGATTTTCTAATAGGCATGGATAAAGAAGATTTGATTCATGGTGAAATTAATTTTGAAAATACCATAATTGATATTAATGAAGTTAGATTAAATGTGATACAAAAAATTAATTATTTAACATCAAAATATTTAGAAAATTATAAATATGTTTATTTTGTTGGAAACGATTGTGTTTTTATGACTAAAGATTGGGAAAATATCTTTCTTCAAGAAGCAGAAAAAAATAAATATTGTGTGTATTATGGAGACGATGGACTTCAACATGAAAGACTTTGCACTCATGCTTTCATGAGTTCAAATATAATTAAAGATTTAGGGTTTATGGGTCCGGAATGTTTAAAGCACATGTATGTAGATAATTTTTGGATGGAAATAGGAAAATATTTAAAATGTTTAAAGTATTTTCCAAATATAAATTTGGAACACAATCATCCAGATGCAAGAAAAAGTGTAACTGATTCATTGTATCAACATGCTTCAAAGTTCTTTTATGAAGATCAAAAAAGTTTCATAAATTATATGAATACACAATTTTTAAAAGATATGGAAAAGATTAAATGATTAAAATAGCAATTGCTTCAAATATTAATTTTTACAATAAAACTTTGCCAATTTTAATACCAAGTTTGATAGATTCTGGTATTGAAGAAAAAGATATAAATGTTTTTATTGGTGGTTTTAATAAATATAAAAAATATGTAATTTCAAATATAAAATATTATGAATTAGAGCACAATTCTATAGATTATACTCCATTAATAGAAATATGTGAAAAACAAATTGAATCAGAATATTGGTTTTTAATTCACGATACTTGTAAAGTTGGCTTGAATTTCAAAAAATTATTATACAATATTCCATCTGAAAAACCGGAAAAATTAGCATTAAAAACAAGTCCTTCTATGTCAATTGGTTCGTATAGATATGATTATCTTTTAAGTGTAAGAGAAAAAATTATTTCAATAAAAAACTCTGATTATTCAGAATCTTCATTAGATCAATGGAAAAAATGGGGAGTTAATAATGAAGATTATATTTTATGGAAAACAGAACCAAAACCATTAATTTATAATAATATTAATCATTTTCTTGTTGTAGATAACAATAATTGGTATAATACTGGCGGGCAAAGAAGGACAGAATACTATCCTTCTTTAGACCTTTATAAAAATAAAGCAAATTGGGGACAATCTCTTAACTACAAGAGAACTCTTTAATTTAAAGGGAAAATAGATGAATATAATAAATGAAATTATATGTATCGATCCTTTTTGTGGCGATGTTAACATGTGGTGTTGGGAAAAAGAATTATTACAAAATAATAAATGGAAATTTTTAAATTTAAAAGATGGCAAGCCAACAATTTACAATAGATTTTTAAGCAATATAATATATACGCAAAATCAAAACATCATTTTACCTATACAATGTACAAGTTTGATAGGCGTAGATTTAATAAAAAGACTTTTTCAAGAAAAAAGAATAAGCAGTCTTCCTAGTTTTATATATTTAGATTCTGCTCATTTGGAAGAAGAAACTTTCTTGGAACTTAAAAAATGTTATTCACTATTAAATAATAATGGAATATTATTTGGGGATGACTGGAATTGGGATTCAGTTAGAAATGATGTAATTAAATTTTCTTCACATATAAATATTGATTTAAAAAAAACTATTAATATATCAAACAAGTTAAAAAATTCACATATTTATGAAAATAAAATAATAATATATGAAAACCAATGGATTATTTGTAAATGAATAAATATGATTATATCATAGTTGGAAGTGGGATATTTGGTTCTGTATACGCTCATGAAGCAAATAAAATTGGTAAAAAAGTTCTTGTTTTAGAGAAAAGAAATCATATTGGAGGAAACTGTTACACAGAAAAAATTGAAAACATAAATGTCCATAAATATGGTCCTCACATATTTCATACAAATGATAAAAGAATATGGGATTATATAAATCAATTTGCTGATTTCAACCACTATGTTAATAGACCAAAAGTAAATTATAAAAATAATATTTATTCTTTTCCAATTAATCTTTTTACCTTATATCAATTATGGGATACTAAAAACCCAGAAGAAGCAAGACAGAAATTAGATAAAGTTAAAATAAAAAATGATAATCCATTAAATTTAGAAGATTGGATATTGTCTCAAGTTGGAGAAGAGATCTATCAAATTTTTATAAAAGGATATACAACAAAACAATGGGGAAGAGAACCAAAACATCTTCCATCTTCAATAATAAAAAGACTTCCAATTCGTCTGACTTATGATGATAATTATTTTAATGATAAATACCAAGGTATACCTATAGGTGGATATACACAAATATTTGAAAAAATGTTATCTGGAATAGAAACAATAACAGAAGTAGATTTTTTAAAAGATAAAGAATATTTTGAAAAAAAAGCAAATAAAATAGTTTTTAGTGGAAAAATTGATGAATTATTTCAATATCAATATGGACAATTAGAATATAGAAGTTTAAAATTTGAAAATGAAATATTAGATGGAGATTTTCAAGGAAATGCTGTAGTAAATTACACTGAAAAAGAAGTTCCATATACAAGAATAACAGAACATAAACATTTTGAATTTGGAACACAAGAAAAAACATTTATAACAAAAGAATATCCAGATTCATACGATAATACAAAAGTTCCATATTATCCAATATCCGATGAAAAAAATTTAGATATGTATAACAGATATAAGCTATTAACTGAAAAAGAAAATCGCTATATATTAGGTGGAAGATTAGCAGAATATAAATATTATGATATGCATCAGATAATTGCTTCTGCTTTAACAAAAGTTAAAAAAGAATTAAGTGGAGTTTAAAATGTTAGAAACAAGACCATGGGGAACTTTTCAAGTTCTACACGAAGAAGAAAAATGTAAAGTAAAAAGACTGGTTATAAATCCAGGTCAAAAGTTTAGTCTACAAACTCACGAAAAAAGAAGTGAGCTTTGGACAGTTCTACAAGGAACCGGAGAAGTAACACTAGACGATGAAATTTCTCCAATACAAGCAGGAATGATATATTTTATTCCAGCCGGAACAAAACATCGTTTAGAGAATATGGGAACAGAAGATCTTGTTGTGATAGAAGTACAAACAGGTTCTTCATTTTCTGAAGAAGACATTGTAAGATACGAAGATTCATATGGGAGAGTGTAAAATGGAAAAATTAAAATTATCAAATCAAGCATTAGGAGCCATAATGATGGCCCTACAAAACAGCCTATTAACACAAACAGATATTGTTCCAGTATTAAAAGGTTTTGAACTACTAACAGATCAAAATGGAGAATTAATTGTATCAAATCCTCCAACATTCCGCGTATCAGCAGAAGAACAAGATGATACACCACAATTTGTAAGTGAGTGATGCCGAGATACGCATATCATTGTGAGAAGTGTGATGGTGTCTTTGAATACTATCACACTCTTTCCGAAAAAAAGACCCAATGTGAAGTTTGTAAGGAACAAACCTTATTAAAGGTTCCACATTTTAGTGGTATAGTCAAAAAAGAAAATAAGCAAAAAGTTGGTTCTATTGTTGACAACTATATTCAAGAAACGCGTGAAGAAATAAAGCAAGAAAAGCAGAAATTAAAAACAACGGATTTTGTACCAGGATGACTATATTAATTTTATTATTGTTATTATTTGCCGCCTCAACTGCTCTATTGGGGTGGTTTTGTTATAAATTGGTATTTAGACTTAATTTTGTTTCTGATAATTTAACTGAATTATACGGAAGACTAGACGAATTCGATCAGCATATAAATTTTATTTATGAACTTGAAATGTATTATGGTGATGAAACATTGAAAAATCTTATTCGTCATTCTCGCGATCTAAGAAACTATATGAAAAAATACAAAGAAGTATCAGAGCTTCTTGAGAACGATCAAACAATCGAAGAGGAAAGCAATGTCGAAAGAGACGAAATATCCGAGGAAGACGAGAAGAGCGAAGAAAAATTCGCCACAGCAACAGGAAAAACTGTATTTTACTCAGGAGCATGAAGACGCTATTATAAAATATGCCTCCACAAAAGATCCAAAAGTAAGACAAGACTTATATAGAAATCTTATTGGACCAGCTTTTAATGAAATGGTAAATAAGATTGTTTTTACTTATAAATTTAATAGTCTTCCAAATATAGAAGATTTAAAAGAAGAATGTAAAATTTGGATAACAACGATATTAGAGAAGTTTGATCCGTCTAAAGGCTCAAAAGCATTTAGTTATTTTAGTGTTATAACTAAAAATTGGTTTATCCATAAAGTTAAAAAAGTAAGCCGTCAGAATAAAAAAGAAATATTTCTTGATGATGCTGAGTATCAAAAAGAATTAGATTATGATAATTTAGTCGTTCATAATGACACAGATTCAAAAAGAGAAGTAGATGAATTTTGGAAACACCTTTGGTGTGAGATAGATAATTGGAAACAATTAGATTTAAAAGTAAATGAAAAAAAGGTCTTGGATGCTATAGTTGTTTTATTGAAAGATCCGGATGCTATTGAAATATTTAACAAAAAAGCAATTTATTTATACGTGAGAGAGATAACAGACCTAAATACCAAACAAGTTGTCAATAATCTCAACAAAATAAGGCAAAAATACAAAGAGTTTAAGAAAACTTGGGATGACGGAGAAATTTAGTTAGAATATATTTATTAGTATGAAGAAAAAACTATCAAAAGAAGAACTAATTGATTTGGCTATTGAAAACATACAAAATGATCGAGAAGCGGCAAACGAATTATTAGAAGATGTTGCTCAATATATTGGTCAACAAAAAGATCGATATTCAACAACAGGTATGGTTGCTGCCAAATATTTAGAAACTCTTCAGCGTTCTAATGAACAATTAGTTAAGCTTATTGGTTTAATGAAAAAAGTTGATGAAGATAAATATGGCGATTTAGATAGTAAAGATAAAGAAAGTCTCTATAATGAAATAGAGGAGACAGAATAAAATGGCAGATGAACTCGATAAAAATGAAGAATTTAGAATTATTGATAAAAGAGAGATTCATCCTAATCAATTAGATAGAAATCCAACTCCAGGCTTGGTCGCTCTACACAATAAAGTAAATCGTGTAGAAAATTTCAATAATCAAATTGTTTATGGTAGAGTTTTAGAAGTTTATTGTCCACCCAATTCAAGTTTAAAAACAAAATACACTATTCCATCTTTAAATATGGCGAAAAAAAAAGAACTTGAAGATTTTCTTTTATATGTTCAGATTTTAGATGCTAGCACGTTAGCTTCAACTTTAAGTCCTCAAAGTTTATATAAAGAATATACACAAACAAACCCTAAAAGCACTGGGGCAAAAAAATCATTTGGAAATTTTGATAAAAATAACCCAGAAGAAGTTTTGTTATATAAAAGAATTCATTCTGCTGTTGGAACACAACATACAGTTTTGGCACCCAAAACTTCTAGTGGCTTGATTAGTAGTCCTCCAAAATCAAATTCAATTGTTAAAGTAGAATTATTTAAAGCTTCTCACATATCTAATGGTATTAAAATATCTGGTTTTTACGAAAAAATATATGATGATGACATATTCGAACAAGGATATGAAGATTTATTAAATTTTTTTAGTTTTTTTAGACAAAAATATATTGAAGCAGTTAATAGTTCAAAAAATATAATACAACAAATAACTTCTAATTTGCCAAATATACAATCATATGGCGATTCATCTTCTCCAACAGCAGTAGCTGGAGCGATTTCTGGAGAAATTGGTTCTGTTAGTGATTCAACTTGGCCACCTATAGATGTTGTAGCTGAATATATAGGAGATCCTTCAAGACCAAATTCTGAAACATACAACAGAATAATAGACCAGTTTAATGTAGAGACAAATCCAAGATATCAAACCCGAAGATTGCCAAGTGGACAAAATGGAACATTTTGTAATATTTTTGTTGCGGATATTACATGGGCCATGGGAACTCCTGTTCCGTGGCAAATTGATGAAAATGGTAATCCACAACCTATGGCGGCAAAATTTAAAAGAGGATGGTCGCAATTAGGCGTTGAAGGAATGATACAATGGCTTCAAGTTCACGGTCCAAGATATGGATGGAAAGAAATTTCCGCTCAAGAAGCCCAAGATAATGCCAATAAAGGATTGGCAACTGTGGCGATTTATTATGGAGCCAGAAGAGACGGAGTCGGTGTTCATCACACAGCAATAGTTAGACCGGGTGTTGCTGAAGTTGATGAAGATGGTGCCAATCCGAGATCAGCACACGCTGGTTTTCCTCCGGGAAAAAATAAAAATAACATTTCCATAGCAGGCGGCTTTGGTTCCAATTATTCAGGTTTTCCAAAATATTATACTTGCTTCAGTAGTAATAGATACATCACTCCAACACAGCAACAATTAGATAGAGCAAATACAACAATTGGGCCTTCAGAAACTCAAGCAGAAACCACTCCAATACAACAAGAACAAAATCCAGAAGAATCTTCTTTTGAACAATCACTTGAACAGTCGGAATAATTAAAGGTAGTACATGGCAACAAAAAAATCAGATCTACAAGTAGAAATAGAAAAGCAAAGTAAATTGCTTCCCGCTCAATATGTTAGTGTAAGAAAAGCTGCTCCTTATGATGGAGGGCCAAATGAAGTTGTTTTTCAGTCTGATTTAAATAACACAATAATTCTTGGTGGCTCCCCTCAGAATAGACCAGAAGTAGCAAAGTCAACATATACTTCAACGATTACACTTGTTTCTGGTATGGGAACTGCTATAAAAAATAGCCCTCCTCCATTAGACGCTGGTAAATTAACTCTTAGCCCAAAACACTATTATGATTCTGCTGTATTACAAATTTGCGAACAAACAGATGATATAGATTCAAACTTTGGAGCAAGAATACAAGATGAAAAAGCAAGAAATCGTTCTGCTATAGCGTTAAAGGCTGACGAAGTTAGATTGTTTTCTCGTGGTTCAGTTAAAATAATAACAGGAATAGATCGAGCAGATAAACCAACACCAGATCCAAACGCACCATCTCATCCAAATAGTGATTTAGAGTTTAATGGAATACATTTAATAGCAAATAATAGTGCCAATAATTTAGGAGACTTACAGCCACTTGTTCTTGGAACAAATCTTGAAGAATTTTTAAATAAAGTATTAAATGAAATAAATAATATATATGCTTTAATTCAAACAGTTTGTGATAAACAAAGCGTTATAAATGATGCCGTAAAACAACATACACATCTTTCTAATTTTATACCAGAAGCTTTATTGCCACTAACAGATCCAAATATGGTTCAGAAAATAACCCTTAATGATGGTGAAATAAAACAAATAGTAAATATTAATAACTCTACAACAAGAATTCCTAATATTGAAAATTTGAGAAAAAACTATTTATTAAAAAATCCCAATACTTATATAAACAGTTATTATAATAAAACAAACTAATATGAGAACACCACAGCAAAAAAATATACTTACTACAAGTTTTAGTGTTGATTTATCCACAATCGATAAAAAAGTAGATAAGTTAGTAAGATATTTAAAAAATTGCGATATAGATTTAAAAGATGACGGTAAAGATTTTATAAGTTTTCAACCAACTTATAAAACTATAATAAATTCTTTAGATAAAAGAAAGTATAAAGAGAGCTTATCGACTCTTGTTTATAATATTTATTTTAGAAGATTTAATGAAACTAGAACAAATTTAATCCTTCAAGGATTAATGAGTAATACCGATCTTGTTCTTCAGCAACCTTTAGATGATTTTGGTTCAAGATTCGACGCTTTTGCTGCTACAAATACAGATCCCAATAATACAATATTAAATTTATTGGGCGTCAATCCTTATAGGGATTTAAAAGTCGATATTTTTGAAGAATCAGAAATTAAAACGTATCTACAGAATGTAGCTACCGCTTCTTATGATTATAATAATTTAAATTTTTTATTAACAAAATTAGATTCCATAACATATGCTTATGTAGATGTTAATGGTATTTATGAAATCTCTTCTGTAAATTATTCAAAAGAAATAAAAGAAAAAATATTATCTATTAAAAGTTCTGTTTCTTCTTCTAATCCGGATGAACAGCAGATATTATATAACTTAGTTGAAAAAATACCAAATTTATCAATAGCAGATAATTTAATATTTTCTTATCTCTACGAACTTAACGATACTTCGAAAGACAAAATATTTCCAGATAATAATATACAAGCAGTAATGTCTGCTTATCCAGCACAAGAAATTGGTTCAGTTATTGGTGAAAAATTACTTAAAGATCAGATAGAAAATACTGATGTTAAATACGATATAAAAGTTATAGAAAAAGCAAGAATAAAATTAATCGATTATTTAATAAGAACAGAAATTAAAAAATCATTACAAGAAAAATTATCTTCGATTACTTTTTTAAGTGATTTTAAGTCAAAATATGATTATTATAATTTTGCTGAACAGAGATTATATTCATCTACCGAATCTTTAAATATAAAAAAAGAAAATTTATTTTTTAGAATAACATTTTTAAGACAAACAGAGCAAGTATTGCTACAAGAAAAAGAACAAGGAATATCTAATTTAAATATTGAATTTGTTAATAAGCAATTTCTAAAATTTGAAAGTCCTTTTGGCTCTTTGGATAAAAGCAATAAATTCGTTGCTATAATAGGCGGCTCAGATATAGCTGAAAATCAATATTCTTTTGATTTTTTTAATCCAACAATTTTATCAATACTATCTGATATTGAATATATCGATTTAAATATATTTGAAATTGATCCATTTTATTGCCCTACTCCTCAATCATTACAAGAAAATACTAGAATTAATAGAGAAAAATATCAAAACAACCAAATCATAGAAGATGCTTCTCCATTAACTAAGGATAAAAACTTTGTTGATTCAAATCCACAAGCATTTAATTATATTAATTTTCCAAATTTATATTTTATACCGAACAATTATCCGGATGCTATTTCTTTTTATGAATCAATTGAAACCAAATTAAGTCGCAATAAAGCAGAAAATCTTATTTTCGAAAATAGTAAATATTATTATGAATCCAGCGCAGATACTCCATCTGCTATACTTATAAGAGATCCAAATTCAAATCAATTATTTAGAGAAGCATTATTAAATAATGGATTTTTTGGTCTTTATGAAGCAAAAAGAGATTCTTTTTCTGATCCAAATTCTATACAACAAATTATTGATAAAATCGGAGGATTATCGGCACAAATAGAACAAGCAGGCAGACAGAGCTTAAGTGGATTACAAGATATTATATTTGCTAGAACAAATTTATCTTGTTTGTTAAAAGAATTTCAAACTTGTTTTTTACCAAAAATTGGAAACTGTAGAGACATATTGAGAGGCTTTAGATTTTCTGAACTTGAGAGTATGTTCAACAGAGCATTTCCAGAAAGTCTTTATGTTGAATTATATAAAGACATTAAACAATTTAAAATTGATAACCTAAAAGATGAAAGAGAAAAAAAGCTTCTTAAAGAAATAAGAGATTTAGAAAGAGCAATTGAAAATAATGAAAGAAAAAGAATTGTTTTTATTGAGTTAGACAAAAGAACTGATCCCGGAGAAGCACTCAACATTGCTGATAGAACAATTACTTCAAATATTCAAATAGACGGTAGTTTACAGCAAACATATGAATCTAAATTAAAACAATATAAAGATTTAAAATTAAATCAAGAATCATCTCAACAAAATGCTTTAGATAAAATAAAAGCACGAAAAGAAATGGATTTAGATGAATTAAGATTTATCGACGACTTTTTAGATTTAGTTGAAACAAAATATGGAATAAATACAGAAATTTTATGTAGCATTGTTGATTTGTTTAATATAAGTCCGATGTTTGGAACGATACAATTACCGCAACTACCAGAAATAGATATATTTCAAGAATTAAAATTAAGTTTAGATTTAGCAGTTGTTCAAATTATATTTGATGGTATTGTTGCTTTTATAGTAAAAATATTACAAGAATTATTGACTTGTGGTGGAATAAAAAATTTAATAGGAGCAGCATTAACAGGTGAAGCAGAAGGAAGTATTACCGGTGCCGCTGCTGCTGCTTTAAATCAACTAGGAAGAGGTAGATTTGATTTAGATGACTTCGTAAGCAGCAATCCACAAATCGACCCTGTTGCCTATCAGAAAGCGTTTAAAAATGTTTCTAAAACACTAAACCCAGTTGCTATTCAAGAAACCGCTCAACTTGATATAAATGCTGATTTGGGAATAGGAAAAGCAAACATTTCTTCTAGAAGCAAAACTTTACAAGTATTAAGTGTAGCAAAAAGTTCTGCTACTACAGAAGTAGAAATACAACAATCTCTAACAATATTAATATCAGAATTATCTAGAATAATGTCTGCCGATGCTTTTATGAGATTGTTTTATAAGCCAGCAGAACAAGATATCAAACAAGTTGAACAGCATATAAGACAAAATAGACAAGAATTAGTTTATTTATTAACTCCCGGAACTTTATCTGGAATATTTACTTATCTTGGAAATATAACTGGATTAGATTCTGTTAGACAAGAATTAATTGCTATGTCAACTTTTTATACTTCTAATTCTTTAAACACAAGAAATGTTGTTTGTCTTGATCCAATTTCTCCTATTTTAGATACCGATAGAGGTTTGGGAGACGAACCGTTCACTCTACCAGATGGAGATACTATTGTTCCATCGCCAACCGATACATATAGAAATTTATTACAAGATTTATTAAGTGCCTCTCCGGAAACTTTAAAAAACAAAATAGAAGATTCAGTATTTAAACCACTTCTTATTGGAAAATTACCAAATGGAAATAATATTCCAGCAGTTGAAAAAGCCAAATCAGACATTATAAATTCAAATTTAAAAGATATTTCTACTAAATTTAAAACTGGATGTAATGATTTTTATTCTAATCTTGTAGCCAAAAAACCATTTAAAAGAAAAGTTCCAAAATTTTTAAAACAAGATGGAAATTCAGAACAATATGAAAACTCTGAATATAAAGATCTAGTAAACAAAGGTGGTTATGTAGAGGGTGGAGCACCGGATCCAATAGAGATTGAGGAAACAAAATTCGTATATGGAGCTTTGTTCTCTGACAGTTTTTACGGCTCTTCAGATAGCTTATCAATTAATAGCACTCCGGAAAGATTAAATATAACTTTAACTGGCTCAAGGGGTTTCTCAAGTCTATCAGAAAAAGAAATGAGTCTTTCGATGTCCGGGAGCAGCTGGAAAATACAAAGTGTTATTTCTAATAATGAAAATAATATAACAATTTATCAAGGAAACTCACAAACACAAGAAGATATTAAGTTTTCTTTTGAAGTTGATAATCAAAACATAGATACAAATTCTTTGTATGAAGATATTTTAAATTCTAGAGAAGAATTTAAAACTATGTTAAAAAATTCAATAACTGGAAATTTAAATTTTCTTTATACCTCTCAAGGTTCATTATTAGATCGATCAATATTCGACAGAGAATTTGAACAATATGCTAGTGATTCTTATGATAAATTTTTATCTTCAATATATCAAAAAATAACTAAAGCAATATCGGAAGACGGATTATTAAAGCCAATTAATTTAGATTCTTTACAAAAAGAAAAATACATTACTGGTATGAAGAATGGGTTGGATACAATATTTCCAGGATTATCTCAAGCTTTACAAGGAAATTCTTTACCGCCAATAGTTAGTCCGAATATTGATACACCATTAAAATATATTAATTTTTGTCCCAAGCCAACAAAACAGCAAAAAGAATCAAAAGTAGATCCAGGATTATTTGGAGAAATTGAATTAAAAGAATTCATTTCTGATATAATGGATCAAAGAAGTAGTGATTTAACAAACTTAAGCGATTTACAAGATATCTTAAAAGATAAAGATAATTTATTAAAGTTTTCTTTGATAGATGGCATGTTTTTATCTCTTGTTCGAACAGCGTGCGCTGAAATATCTTTAAGAACATTATTTCCACTAAGAGTGTTTGGATATAATAGAAAATTAATCGACGATTTAATGCTGCCAACATACATAGCTGAAACAGTATATAACGAAATAGTTTATATATCTAATTTATCAAATAAATCAAGCTTAGTAGAATTAACAGAAAAACATGTAAATTATATACATGATTTTATATTTTCAGATGAATTAGATAAGCAAGAAAATAATAAATTATTTAGAAAAATAAAAAGACTAAAAACAGAAATTACTAGTTTAGAAGAAGATAGAAAAATTATTAATTCTTATCTAGGAAAATTATATACAGAAACAAATAAAACATCTAATCAAGATTACAAGAAAAAGATAGATAATTATATCGCTTGTTTAAGTTCTGAAATAAAAAATAAATATAAACAAATATTATTATTACAAATAAGAAACATAGCTTACAACGAATTAATAGTAATGTTTGATAAGCTTTCTTATCTCACTTCGACTAATGAAAAAGTCAAAATAGAACTTGATGGTAAATGTGCCGATATAGATCAAAATTTACAAGAAAAAGATTTCTTATCTATATTGATACCGGAACTTTTAATTAAGTCTGATTTAAAAGAAATAACAACAGACAATACCACAGTAGATAACTTTATAGAACAACAAGAAAAGAAATACAAGCCAGGAACAAATTTAATAATAGAACATTATATTAATGTCCCGCATGTTAAATCTGAATTTTTTAATTTAGTCGCAAGACAAGATCAATTTAATTGCTTTGGCGCGCAAACATTTAGTCAATTTAAAAAGTTATTAGAATTTATTCCAAATAATAATGAATTAAATTCTTATTTTAATCAAGATTTAACTTATAGAATGAGAATGGTATACATTCCAGATACGGAATTGAAACCAGAAACATCAATAAATTTTGATTTTAATTTAAATGAGAGAGAAGGCAGAGGATTAATAACTGAAAATCTCAATTCGCTTTATAGTGAGCGAAAAAATAGATTTTGGATGAATAACCTAACGATAGATGCCATTAACAATGGATATGATAAAACTTATGCTATTCCATTTATGGGTCCACAATTGAGAGAGGGACAAAGAAAATTTGGTGTTATTAATGCTTTCCCAATAATAAAAGAAGAACAATCGCTAAGTCTTGCTGGTATCAATACCGCTTCTGATATGCTAGTGTTAATACCAACATTACAAAGAGGTGAATCAAATATTCTTACGAATTTATTAAAAACAAAAATTTCTTGTAATGAAAAATTAAAACAATTTTATTCAATATTTACAAATGAAAATTTACTTTCTAATTTAACAATATTATCAAGCGCACAAATACTTTCTGATGATAAAATTGTTGGCTCCTTTAGAACTACGAGAAAATTAATAATAAATAATATTTTTACAAAAATGTTATCAATTTATAATGAAAACGATTTGATGGATTTATTTGAAAAAATGTCTAGTCCTCAATACTTTAAAGACTTTAATGCGGATGCTATTCCAAAAATATCTTTAAAGGCCGCGATATATGTTCTTCAATATTATTGTCAAATGACGGATCCAAATATAAGTTTGGCTTTGTTAATAAGAAATGCTGTTAAGTTATCTTTGAGTGTTGCTTCTCAAATACCAAATCCTTTTGGTGGCCCAACGGTTCCATCAGAATTGCCGCTAGAATTAAGTCCACTAGCAATATATTCTTTGGCGCAATTACCAATAACTCTTTTTGGTATTCCACCAGCAGGTATAGGTGTTGGACCGCCACTAACAATACCAGGCATGGTTTTACTTGGGGCGGATTTATTGCTTCTTTCGCTAGAATTTTCAGACAATCTAGATATAAACATAGAAAATGAAAAAATCAAAGAAGAGTTAAGAAATTATTGTATTGATTTATCTGGCTATAAAAAATATGGAGTGTGATAATTATTGTAGGAAAATAATATATGGCTGGATATGGACCAAAATTACCTTTAAAACTCGGAACAGAACAAGGCTACACTTTAATTTCTGATTTAAAAACATTAAGCAAACAAAACTTCTTGATGCTCCTATTGACAAATCCAGGTGAAAGAATAATGGATAGCAATTTTGGAGTTGGAGTAAGAAGATTGCTATTTGAAAATTATAGTCCTATATTGAAAACAAATTTCGAACAAAGACTTAGAAATCAAATTCAAGTATATGCTCCTTATATAAGCATACGAAATATAGATTATGGAAATACCAATATAGATGGTTCCTTGCTGAGTGTTGTAATAACTTATTTTATAATACCTCTCGGGGATAGTGTAAATTTAACCATAGAATCAAATGGTAATATTATAACTTCATGAAGTTCTATTTATAATAGAGGATTTTTTAATGCCCAAGAAAAACATACCAATTGATTATTTGGCTAGAGATTTCCAATCTATAAAAGATGCTCTCGTTGAGCATGCGAAAAAATATTATCCCGATACTTATAAGGATTTTAGTGAAGTTGGATTTGGAAGCTTGATGCTTGATACAGTTTCATATGTGGGCGATAATTTATCTTTTTATCTAGATTATACGGCTAATGAAACTTTTTTAGATACAGCATCCGAATTTGATAATATTCTTAAACTATCAAAACCTTTTGGATTTAAATATACAGAAAACCCATCTTCCCATGGTGTAGCAACATTTTTTATTTTAGTTCCAGCAAATGCCGCTGGTAATGCCCCAGACGAAAATTATCTGCCAATTTTAAAAAAGAATAGCGTATTTAAAAATAGAACTGGCACTTCTTTTTCTCTTATAGATGATGTTTATTTCAATAGAGCAGATAACGAAGTTGTTGTTGGTACAGTAAACGAAACAACCGGTTTGCCATTAACTTATGCTGTAAAAGCACACGGAAGAGTTCAATCGGGATATTTAACGCAAGTATTCTATGATGTTGGCGAATATCAAAGATTTTTAAAAATACCCGTAAATATTGATTATCTAACTGAAATAGTATCAGTTGTCGACTTAGATGGTAATGAATATTATGAAGTTGATTATTTAAGTCAAGATATCGTTTATCGCTCTATATTGAATAGAGATAATAATGATAGTAATACAGAAGTTAAAAGTATATTAAAACCATTTTCCGTTCCAAGAAGATTTATAACTGTAAGAGAAAAAAATAAAACATTTTTACAATTTGGAACTGGCGATGCCACAGGTGAAACTTATAATTCTGAATTAATTGATCCATCAGCAGTTTCGTTGGAAATATATGGAAAAAACTACATCTCAGATCGAGACTTTGATCCAAATAATCTTATAAGATCAGATAAACTCGGCGTTGTTCCATCTAATACCACTTTAAGGATTATTGCTCGCGCAAACAATTCAGATAACGTTAATACTGGAGCTGGGACTTTAGTTTCTGTTGGCAGTGCTTTGTTTGATTTTGGAGACGCAAGAAGTCTTGATACAACAAAAATAAACTCTGTTCGTGCTTCGCTTGAAGTAAATAACGAAGAGCCAATAGTCGGTGATACTCCACTTATAAATTCAGAAGAACTTAAATTTAGAGTTTATAATACCTTTGGTTCTCAGAATAGAGCCGTAACGGAAAAAGATTATGAAGCACTCATTTATAATATGCCACCGGAATTTGGCAGCATAAAAAGATCTTCAATAGTTAGAGATTATGATTCTTTTAAAAGAAATATAAATATTTATGTTGTATCAGAAGATTCAGCTGGCACACTAACAAACAGCAATCAATCTATTAAAGAAAACATAAAAGTTTGGCTCAATAAAAACAAGATGATAAATGATACAATTGATATTTTGGACGCTAAAATTGTTAATTTATCAATTAAATTTAGTGTTGTTTCAGATTTAGAAGCAGACAATTCTCAAGTTTTAAGAGATTGTATTTCTGCTCTTCAAAGAGAATATTCTAAAACAAAATTTATTGGGGAAGCATTCTTTATAAGTGATGTTTACACTATATTAAAAAATGTTCAAGGCGTAAACGATGTCAAAAATGTTAAAGTAGAACAAAAAAATGGCTTAAATTACTCTGATGTATTTTTTGATGTAAACAGATTTATGTCTAGAGACGGAAGATACATAGAAGCGCCAAAAAATGTTATATTTGAAATAAGATTTTTAAATTCTGATATATATGGAGAAATTAGTTGATGTCTATTAAAAGATACATAGCAGAAAAAGATACAACTATAACTGATGCCTATAAGCAGAATCAGACAAGTCGAGGCACCCTTTCAAATATGGGAGCTTCTGACACTTTAGAAATATTTTCTATATATGGCCAAATAACGAGTAGTTCTTATGAAAAAGCAAGAGCATTGGTTCAGTTTCCAATATCAGATATAGTTTCGGATAGAAATAATAAAATAATTGCCGCAAGTGGAAGTTGTCAATTTATATTAAAACTAAGCAATGCTTCACACAGCGATCCCACTCCAGATAATATAACTGTTGCGATTGCTGCTGTTTCCGGAACTTGGCAAGAAGGTATTGGCTTAGATATGGAAGGTTATACTGATATTGGAGCGGCAAATTGGATTAGTGCTTCTTCAACATCAGCTTGGGTAAATCAAGGTGGAGATACTTATAGTTCTTCTTTAGAGTATTTAATAGAAAACTCAACTGACGACTTAGAAGTTGATATAACTAATTTTGTAGAAAATTGGATATCTAATTCAATTCCAAATAACGGCTTCTTAATATCGCTCTCCTCGTTGCTTGAGGGAGACACAGAATCTTATTATGTTAAAAAGTTTTTTGCCAGAAGAAGTGAATTTTTTTATAAAAAACCTTGGATAGAAGTTCGAAGTAATTCGGCAATTAAAGATAAGAGAAATAATTTTTATTTAAGTAGCGATTTGTTGTCATCACAAGATAATTTAAATACATTATTTTTAGTTAACAGTGTTAGAGGACAACTTAAAAACATTCCTTCTGTTGGAACTGGAACATTATTAGTTAGTTTATATACTGGAACAATAACAAGTGGTCCAACAGGTATTCCTTTAGCTTTATTAAATGGTTCGGCTACAGTTATAACTGGTGGATATTATTCAACTGGAGTTTATACTGCTTCTGTTGGATTGAGCGGAAATTATGAACACATTTATGATGTTTGGTCAAATCTTAGTGGCAATCAATTATATACTGGTTCAGTAATATATACAAATACATATGACGGTTCGGATGATAGCCAAGTTCCGGAATATATTTTGTCGATGCCACAATTAAGACAAAGTTATAGAAATTCTGAGTTCTCTAAAATGAGAGTTGAAATAAAAAATAAAATGTGGGATTCCAATATTTATCATATTGCCGCATATGAATCAGAAAAAACAAATATAGAAAATTTATATTATAAGATCATTAGATTGGCTGATAACTATGAAGTTATTTCATATGGTACGGGAACATATAAGCACACTCTAACTTCCTATGATAGTGAAGGAAACTATTTTGATCTTGATATGAATTTATTTGAACCGGGCTACGCTTATAAGTTATCATTTGGTTTCGAATATAATGGTTCGTTTTATGAAGCAAAAGAATCATTTAAATTTAGGGTTGATAAATAATGTCTTTAAAAGATTTATTCGGCAAGAAATCAACAAAAATTCTAACTTCTACTAATTTTGAAGATTTATCTAAAGATGTAGAGTCGACTGAATATATTGTTCAAGAATTAGAAGAACGAAAATTAATAAAACCCGAAATCGATTATACTGATCCTAAAAATTTTGCTTTTTTCGGTTCAGCAAACAAATATTATACAGATGCCATAGAATCGATAGCCAAGAAATATCCCTATGATGGAAGTTCGGCAGAAAAATTAAAATGGGTAAAAAACTCTTCTGATTTACAAAATTATATTTTCGATAATGAATATCCAAGAAATAATGGCTATATAAATCTTGGATTTGTTTACGGAGCAACATCATCAGTATCAACAGACAATTATTCTAATCCAGCCAATAAAGAATATATATCAATAAAAGGTGGTCCAAATACAGCACAAAATTTAGATTCATTTAAAGTTTCCAAGTTATTTGGAACATCTAATATTTTAGACGCAAATGAAAATAGAGAAAGTAATTTACTTTTAGACGGAGACAACGGAATAACTGTTGAATTTTGGTTAAAGAAAAATAATCTTAGTGGTAGTTCTAAACAAGTTGTATTTGATCTTTGGAATAGCAGTAGTTTTGGAAGTGATTATGGAAGATTTAGATTAGAAATACATCCAGGAATAAGTGGCGAAGAAAACGAATTTTTTATCGAAATGTCTTCTGGTTCTGATGGAATTTCACAATTTCCTATAGGACAAAATTTAAATATTTGTAGTGGTAGTTGGCACCATTATTCTTTGTCAGCAATAAATAGTGGAAGTAATATAGAGTTTAAGCTTTTCTTAGACGGAATATTGAATGAAAAAGTTATAACAGGTAGTTCAATATCAAGGGTATATGGTCCAATGCTTGGTTATATAGGATCTCTTGGAACTGCTGTCAGTGGTGGAAATGCTGACTTAGGTTATGGCAAACTATCTGGTTCGTTAGATGAGTTTAGATATTGGAAATCAAAAAGAACAGAGAAAGAAATTTCTCGTTTCTGGTTTACCGATGTTAATGGTGGAACAAATACAGACACAGCCAATACTGATCTTGGTGTATATTATAAATTTAATGAAGGAATTTACGATACAACCTCAACAGATACAAGATACGACAATAAAATTTTAGATTATTCTGGTAGATTTTCTAATGGATTTTGGACTGGATATATTTCTGGAAGTCGTTCAACAAATTCGGCAATTGTCGAATCTTCTGCTGCACCAAAAGAATTTAAAGATCCAGTTATCTATCTAACTCATCCGGATGTTCAATCATTATTGATAGAAAAACAAGAACTGGGAACATTACACGATAATAACAATAGTTCTATGATTTATTATACTGTCCCGGCTTGGATAGTTGAAGACGATCAAAAAAATGATAGTAATAAATTATATGAATTAACTCAAATAATTGGCTCATATTTTGATGAATTGTTTATTAAAATAAAATATCTGCCCTCAATAAAAAAAGTATCTTATAGAAATGGAAGAGCTTTTCCATATGCGATGAAACTTCTTGAATCTATGGGTTTCATGACACAAGATTTGTTTACAAATTCAAGTATATTAGAAAATCTTGGCAATAGAAATGAAAATGTTTTGTATGAAGAAAGATTGTTTAATATAAAAAATCATATATATCAAAACATTTATAACAATCTATCTTATATTCAAAAATCAAAAGGAACAGAAAAATCAATAAGAAATTTATTGAGGTGTTTTGGTGTTGATGAAGAATTAATAAAACTTAATATATATTCGAATGATTCTGTTTATACTTTTGATGATAGATTTTTAAACACATATTATAAGAAAAAACTTATAAATTTTAACGATCAAGACAGAGTTCAAGGCACCATCTATCAGATGACATCAAGTGTTGATGCTAATTCAACTTCGTTTATACTTGGAGACTCACAATTATCATATTATGGCTCAACATTAGAAGCAGAAATAGTTGTGCCACTAAATTTTTCTCCATCTGAAAAATTTTATTTTCCAAAAAACTTTTTAACTTCTTCTGTTCTTGGTGTTCACTCTGCGAATCCATCTTCTCCCGGCGATACAACTTGGAACGGCTCAGACTTATCGAGTTTACAAATTTATATTATTAAGCCAGATATGGATTCAAGTGATGGCTATTTCCAATTAACATCTTCTTACTTGGGAATTAATTTAACTTCATCTTTTATAAAAGATTTATATACAAATCAAAAATGGAATATTGCTGTTAAATTAAAGCATGAAAAATATCCAAACAGCTTAAAGGTTATTGGTGCCGATGTTGGAGATTATATATTTGAATTTTATGCTATAAACACAATTCAAGACTTCATACAACAAGAAATATATTTAACAGCTTCAGTACCAGAAGCAATAGCAGAAAATTATTTTGCTGATTCAAAAAGAATATATGCTGGTAGTCATCGACAAAACTTTACCGGTTCTATATTACAAAATAGCGATATAAAACTATCAAGTGTTAGATATTGGCTTTCTTATCTTGAAAACGACATTATAAAACAGCATGCGAAAGATCCGTTAATATTCGGACAAAGTTCTCCAATATCAAATATAGAAACTCTTTACAGCGGCGGTTTAAATGAACTACCACAACATAAAACCCTTGCTTTACATTGGGATTTTAATCTTGTAAGTGGCTCTGATAATGGAACTGGAGTAGGTCCAACAAATTCATTTGACGCCAAATTTACAGTTTTAGATGTATCTAGCGGTTCTTTGACAAACAACTATGGATTAATCGGGCAAATAGCAAATAAAACTTATACCGGTGTTGGTGATTTCTTTTTTAGAAATAATAATGATATGGTAGAAAGTGGTTATATTTCTATTGCGAAACATAGATTACCAGAAAATATGATGAATTCTGATTTAATAAATATATTAAATCAAGACGATGAAATATTTACGCGAGAATCAAGACCGGTAAATTATTATTTTGCTCTTGAAAAGAGTATGTATCAAACAATTTCCGAAGAAATGATAAAATTCTTTGGAACAATAACCGAATTTAATAATATTATTGGTAAGCCACAATATCGATACGAAAGAGAATATCGAGAATTGATTAAATTAAGACAAATGTTTTTCGAAAGAATATCAAATACCCCAGACCTAGAAAAATATGTTGATTATTTTAAATGGATAGACAGCGCCATAACCAAAATGACTTATCAGTTGATTCCGGCAAGTGCTGATTTCTCGCCAGATATTTCAGATGTTGTTGAAAGTCATGTATTAGAAAGAAACAAATACATGTGGAAATTGCCTTCAATTGAACTTGGAGCAGAGCCACCAATAAGTTCTGTTAAAACAATTGGAGAATTAAAATATAACTGGAAATACGGTCATGCTCCAATACCACTTACAGAAAATACAAATTGTATTTGGTGGAAAGAAAGAAGTGAAAGAAGTAGTGAACTAAATGGAATATTTCAAGTATTATCTACGGAATATAAAAAGAAGTTTACAAGAGTGGCAGATTTTGGTACAGATATACAAATATATGTAAATAAAAATCCATCGAACACAGATGTTATAAAACCTATAACAAAAATTGGTTCGGGCGGATATTTAGAGATTGATGTACTTAAAATTATTGAGAAAAAAGATTGTACGGACGAATAGGTTAGGAGTAAATAATGACTGACATTAACACAAGAGGTAAACTCCCGTTTACTGTTGTAAGTTCTTCAGTAAATACTGGATACGCAGCACAATTAACTTCTAGTGTTGGTTATAATATTGATATAGTCAACCATCATAAAGATGAATATGGTGGCATAGAAAATTCTCCACTACAAGGTCCATTTACAAATCAACATGTTGGCGGAAATCAACACCGTCATGTTAAATTAAATGATGGAAATGATAATTCTGATAATAGACCAGAAGGTTATATAATTTCTGCTTCTGTTGGTTCTGTAAAAGTATACGGTCCAGATATAAAAGGTATAAACAAGCCAAGAAGTTTATTGACAAGAGATACAACTGCCAAATCGCCAGTTAACATAAAAAACATAGAGACTAGTGGGAATATTGCCGGTAATTTCGAACATAATTATCAAGTTGTTCAAAGCGTTGGTCGCAGAACTAGTAATAATCTTGTTAATGATAATTTTATAGCAAGTGGTAATTTAACAAGTCAATTTTTGCTCTCTAATAAAATAATAACACCAGCTAGTGCTTCTATAGGCACAACAGGTGCAGGTTTTTACACCGTTTATTTTACGGCAAAAATTATAAAAAATAATAATTTAGTTGATTCAGGATATGGCATAAATTTAAGCTTAGTGTACGGCCAGCCAACTACAAACATAGTAGAATCTGGTAAAAATATAACAATCAATTCAAGTAAAACAGGTTCTGGATTTGGACAAGTAGAAACAGCTAGTCAATTAGTGTCTATTATAAATAATACCAGCAATTGGGTTTCTGGTGTGCCTAAAATTACCGCTAGTTTTGTGGGGCTATCATTAGCTGGCATTTCAGCTTTTTCATCACTAATATTTAGTGGTGGTTCTATATTTTATGACTACTCCCTTCCGAACATAATAAATAATAGCAAATCTATATTTGTTGAAAGATTTAGCGCTCCTGGTGGAAAAGAAGAAATTTCAAGAGGAGCACTTGACAGAGAAGGTGAAGAATATGCTCCAAACAATTCTTTAACAACAAGAAATATAAAAGTTAGACAACCATATTATAATCAATTAACACAACATTCAGCTCAATTTAATTCTGGCAGCACTTATAAATTATTGCCAGATACTGGTTCAGTAAACGCGACAACAATACACGGCATTAATAGAAATACATTACAAAAAGTTTCTATAACAGGCTCTTCTTATTTTACTGGTTCTAAATATGATAACTTCTGGGTTCAACACGCAATTCCAAGAACAGACTTAAGATATAAGTGGATTGCTGATTCTGTAAGTTCAAGTCAACAACCAATAGAATATCAAAGTTATAATCTTCCCTATTCTACATCAAGTTTATATAATTCTAATGGTGCTTTTAGTGATTTATCTTTTGAACTAACCGGTCCATTTGGAGATCATCTTGGTATAAGTGGTGCCATTGATAAAAATGAAATGTTTGTAAGCACCTATACAAATACGATGTATAGGGATAAGAAATATTTTGAATTTGATGAAACAAATACTTATGTTGATTTAAGCTCTGTTTCTCGAGAAATAAGTGAAAAAGATTTCACAATATCTTTTTGGATGAAATCCGTTCAAGATGTAGTTTATAATTTAAATGAATTTGTTTCTTCTTTATCAGATAGTTTTGGTGTTGGTTCTATAGATTCATCCCCACAAGCAATATTTTTTAAACCAGATGGTAGTAAATTATATGTTTTAGGGGCTACTAATAGGAAAGTGTTTGAATTTGATTTACCAACAAGATGGGATTTATCTGATGCACCCACTTTCATAACAACAAATACAGCTTCTATATCTCCTATTAATGGCAGCACCGTTAATCCAAGAGGTATGTATATAAAACCAGATGGAACAAAGCTTTATATAACTGCAAATGGGGGAAAATTAATACAATTTACGTTATCAACTCCATGGAGCATTAATACTACTGGAAGCGCTATTCAATATCCAGTTTCTGAAGAATTTAATCCTACATCAATTTTCTTTAAGCCAGATGGAACTAAAATATATCTAGCCGGAACAAATACTGATACTTTATATGAAAAGACTTTGTCTATTCCGTGGGATTTGACCACCACAAGCTCTGTTGTTTCAACTTTACTAACAGCTGTTGCATCTCCAAGAAGTGTAAATATATCAAAAAATGGCAAAAGATTAATTATAGTTGATAGCAGCCCTGACGAGTTAAAATATTACACATTTAACGAACCATGGAATTTGAGTTCCGGATTAGTTGCTATTGAGCAGTATAGTTTGGATTTAAGTGTATATAGTCTCTTATCTCGTGGTATCTATATAAATGAATTTGGACAAAAACTATATTATGTTGGCGAAGATGATCGTAGAATATATCAATTTAACATCGTCAATCAGCCACTTCCACTATTACAATATAGCGGCTCATCATCAGATAATAATTTATTATTAAATATAACTCCATCTGGTTCAAATTTATATATAAGTGGAACCGATGTTAAAACTACAATAAAATCACTTCCAAATATTAATGATGGAGATTGGCATTTAATTACTCTTGTCAGCGATTTGAATTCACGAATTAGAAGATTACAATCTATTGATCGAGATGTTGCGGTAAATACAACAATAACTAAAATATATGTTGACGGCGGACTAGCAACACAAGCAACACAATTATATAAAAAATTAGATATTTCTGGACTGTTTTTATCTTCAAGAGATAAAGTAAACCTTGGAAGAAGCAATTATAATTTACAAGATATAATGTTATGGAACTCAGTTTTAACAGAAGAACAGATCAATGATGTTTATAGGATTAGTAAATCAAGTTTTGGAAAAGAACCAAAAAAATATTTACAACACAAATTAGATAATCCAAATATTCCCACGCCAATACATATTTATTCAACAAGAGTAGAAGAAAATACTACAACCTTATTAGATGAATTAGGAAATACTAATGGAACACTTGTTAATTTTACTGCTTCCGTAAATCTACAACCACAGAATACTGGTCTAATAAGTTATTCAACTTATTTCAACGGCCCATATCAAGGCGCAAGCTGGAAATCAATAAGAAATGCTGAACATCCAATAACAAGAAAATTAACTACTGAAAATACAAATATTATTTCGGTTGTTGTCCCAGAAGGACAACTAGATGTATACAGAAATATTAATGGAACTCAAGTAAGATTTACTCTTCCAGGTTCAAAAAAACAAGGGACAATTTTAAATATCAAAGAAAGTCCTGTTTATATAAACAACAAACCATTAAAGCATAAATTTATTCTAAAAGATTCAACGGATCAAAATGTTGGTTTTGAATTGACGCATACATATGGAAATAATTTACAATATTTTGCCAACAAACAATTAAATGATACACTTGGTTTGGGTAAAAAAGAACGACAGATTTATGATACTTTATTAGATTATTATAATGGAAATACAGATGAAAATGAAAATCCAATAGAAAGATTGGTTGGATATACATATAGCGAAACAGTATTTCCAAAATCAGGCCAAGCATTATTAAAAGATGTTCGTCAGCGAACAGATTATATAACTGACGAACCGGGATATGGATTAGATGGATATGATAGGCAACTAGGAACTCAACGAGTATTCTGGAGAGATAATCAAGAAGACCGCATGAGAACTCGAAATTCTTATATTAATTCTATTGGAAATACTTTTGATTCTATATATTTAGATTTGCCATTTCAGACTCCAAGTGTGGCAGCTCTTGAATTTATAAGCGAATCAAAAAATGTTGAATATATTAAAGATAATAACGCAAACATTAAAAGAAGCTTTTTAGATACATCTTATTATAATTGCTCCGAATTAAATCAAAATTTAAACTTTATAGAATCAAGATATGTACTCAATCCAAGTCCTTCATATAGATTTAAATTAGCTTCTGTATCTCAAAATCCAGAAATATATTTTTTCAAAGGAAGTGGAGATCCAAGCAGAGAAAGCTATAATGTAATATTAAACAAAGTAGAATATCCAGATGTAAGCACAACAGATCCTTCTTCTTTGCGTTATTGTCCATCATTTATATTTGAACATTCTTGCTGGATTGTAACCTCAAGTTTATCTAACCCTGTTTTACCACAATCAATTTATAATAATTTTACACACGATCTTGGATTAACAAGGATAACTGAATTAATATCCGGTAAAAAACCTTGGCATGATTCTTATGAAGATTATTATGTAGATATAAAAACATTATCAAACGATAATTTGAAAGCTTATTCAAAAATATCTGAATTTAAAATTTCTGATAATATCGATAAATTAATTGGTGAATATGGTGGAGATCCTAAAAAGATAGCATTGAATAATTATGAAAAAACAGAAAACTTTAATTATAGAGACTTGTTAGAACAACAAAATAGTAATTTTTGCGAACAAAATATTATAAGTATAGCTGTTAGTGGAATCAAGAAATTGCTTCCTTATAATGGGTTTTATCCACAAGATAGAAGTATACAACTTATTAATTATTTAAAGCAGTCTTATTTAGATACTAATGTTATGAGAGGCGGTTTGCTTCTTAGGAGATCTGCTGGTGATACAATTATCTATGATGATAGCGATCCATTAATAGAATATTATAGACAATCATCTTTTTTGGAACCTCTATATTCACCTGGTATATTTTACAATTTAATTAAATCTGGAATAGCAGTAGATTGGTCGGTATATACGGGAAGTTTGCCAACACAAGATGGTGGCGGTTTATTTGTTGGCCTACAAAAAACTCCAAATTATAAAATAAATTTTGAATCTTTATTGGATTTAAAAAATATACCTATATCGTCTTCTGTTCAAAGCGAAGCAAATAGAATAATGAAACTTAAAGAAATAGATAGCTCTTATTCTGCTCTTGATTATTTAACCGGTGATGAATATTCTTTCCAAGGATTTTTTGAAAGAATTGGAGAAGGTTCTAAGTTATATTCTTTAAGTATTAATAACTTCTTAGCTGAAACGATAAATTTTTTCTTAAAGGATTCAAAATTAAATTCTTTTATATCAAAACCAGAGACAGATTTTGCTGAATTTGATTCAACAAAAACATATTACATGAATATTGTTTTAAGAAAAAAAGATATAGTTATATGTGAAGCTCATTCTTCTTCTCTTGCTTATAATTTTGGAAAAATGAGTGGTAGATATTTTGGTCCATCATTCTGGACAGGTTCATCTGGTGATTTCGATAGAATACAAAATGGTTTATTACTGGCCGAAACCCTAAGAGATCCGGCGTATTGTGCTTATACTCCACCATATTATTATGGGGATGCTATAGCCAGATTGTCTTTTAAACCTAATACAACTGGTAGATACACTTTAAATGAAATATTTCAAGAACTACAAATAGAAAGTATAAATACTGGATTTATAGATGATACAGTCTATACTTCTGGTAGCTTATATTCCTCTTTCGTAATGCCTGTTGAATCGTCTGTAAAATTAAAAGGACAGATTGAAGAAAGACAGCAAACAATCGATCTAGCATCGGTAAATAATATTATTGGGAATTTAACAAATAATATATTAGCTTCGGGAATAGGAACAGCAACAAACGCAACAAATATAAAAAAGTGGGTTATATCTCCAAAGATGGAAGTCCCTGTGTTAGATTTTAGTAATCAAGAATTTATTACTTCATCAAATATTTTAACACAATCATATGCCGATCAACAATTAAAAGCACTACATTCTTATCACACTCCTCCAACAGCTTCCGGTTTTGGAAGAGGAATGTGGAGCGGATATGGAGAAATACCAACTGGAGATAAAGGTATTTTTGTTGAGTTAAGAGAAAGTTATCCATCGGAATTAATTGGAAAATACAATCCAGCAACAAAAACATTCACCCAAACAAATACCGCTTCGTTATTACAAGCTTGCGGTTTCCAACAAGTTAATTCTGAGCTTTCAAAGAAGATTGGTGAACTTGCCGATTCAAGAGAAATATCAGAAGCAATTGTTATAATTCCATATTTAGATAATAGCAGAGACGATCAAAATATAATATATTATAGAGGTGAAGATCCTCAATCGCTATTTGGAAATGGCACTGTTTCAATAGAAGGACACAACTTCTTCACGATTGATCGCACTATGTTTAATCACCAAAAACAAAATGTTTCATCAAACAAACCAGCTGTAGATAAAAAATTCTTCTTAGATCTGGAAGGAAATGTAGTAGAAACAAGCATCAGTAGAATGATAAAATTGATGAGCAAATATGTGCTTCCACCAAATTTTGATTTCTTAATAAATCCAGATATCAAACCGTTTGTTATGTATATTTCTGAATTTACAAGCACTCTTGATAAACAAGATTTAGCTGATATCTGGCAGGGTGTAATGCCTAAAATTGCTACAAGAGCCGAAAGAGAACAGCAAGTTATTTCTCATAAGAATTCTATATTTGATTTCTTCCACGGTCAAGGCTTACCGAAAGATGTTAAGTTCTTGATCTTTAAGGCAAAGAAACGAGCAGAGATTAATTATTATAAGATGACAGCTGATTCAACTGACGATGGATTGTTCCCATCTATTCAAGCTGGTAAGCCACCATCGCCATATAGCTTTAATTGGCCTTATGATTATTGCTCGCTTGTTGAAACAGCGAGAGTTGATGTTGAAATAGAATATATAAATAAATCAGGAAGTAATATTACATGACCTTTTTTAATCAAAAAGAAGAAGTTATAGAAATTGAATTAACGCAATATGGAAAATATCTTCTTTCACGAGGAAAATTAAAACCTGTATATTATGCTTTCTTTGATGATGATGTTATTTATGATGCGAAATATGCTGGTGTTGAAGAAAATAATGGAACTGCTGTTGAAAGAATAAAAAGCGTTCCAAGACCAAAAGTTCAATATGTTTTTACTGGAATAGAAGAACAAGTAAAAAAGAATTTAGAATTAATAAAATCCGGAAAAGAAACACTGGATTCACTTAGACTCGTTCCAACGGCAGATAAACACCATGTATTAAACAATAGAATTGGAACTTCCTTTCTCGGAGATAATAAAGTTGCTTCTTTAAATATAACAATGTTAAATGGAGAAATAGAATCAACAACATTATTACAAACCGGTTCACTAGATTCAAAACCATTAATTAAAACTCCACTATTACAATTAAAAGATGTAGATTATCTACTATCAGAAAAAAGAGTTGGAAGTCAACCTCAATCCTCAGAAGGTATTACATACATATCAACATATCAAGATGGTACTTCAGTTGCTTTAGAGGAAGATTATCTATTAATTGAAGTTTTAGAAAAGAATGTTGAAAATGAAATGAAAAATTTTGATATAGAAATGTTTATTTGCGAACAGAATGAAACTACCGGTGAAGAAAGTTATATTCCACTACATTTCGACCAAAAATTTGAAGACTATAAGAATGGAATTTTATTAGATCCACAAACAACAGATATAGAAACCAGTTCTATTTTAAATCAACAAAAGAATACAGATCAGTTTAGAGTTGAGAATTTTTTTAATATATTAATTGATAATGAAATAGAAAAAAATCTTATTTGCCAATTAATTAATAAGATGAAAGACAACAATACGCTATACGATCCGATGTATGATTGTGCGGAATATAACGAACAATTAGCCGAACAACAAAGAACTTCAGGCGATTTGTATTCACCATCTTATAACGAAGATGATGTTAAGAAGTGTTAAAGAGGTATAAAAGTGGCTGCTACAACACAAGAAGAAATTTTATCTGGTATACTTCCAAGAGTATCTATTGAAAAAATTACTTTATCAAATCAATCAGATAATCTAATAATAAGTGTCGAGTTAAACATAAAAGAAGTATTAGATAATAATTTTTTTGGTAGCTGGTTTGATGATATAAATATTAAAAAATATATCTTAATCGATGTTGTTCAGTCGACTGATGCGCAATTAACAGAGGCACTTTCGTTTTCGAACGATATGATACAATTGTGTAATCTTTCTAGAGGTAAAAAATCAACAGCAGATACAAGAATTAAAGCACTTTCTTATTTAACTGGAAAGAAAAGTTTAAGAGAATTATTAAGATTATTAGAAACAAAAACAACAAGAGTTGCCGTTTCTCTTTCGGATACTGGAAATAAAAACATAAAAGATTATCCCGCCTATACAAATAGCGACGGACAAAAGGTATACGAAATATCATATAAAGCAAATTTTTCATTACAAAATAATGTTGAACCACAACATTTAGCGTATTTTGCTGTTTGTTCTATTGATTTACCAACATTATGTTCTGATTTAAGAATCGACTATGATATAGGAGAATCACTTGAAGAAAACGGTAAAGTCGTTTCAGAAGTAATAATACAAGATTCAAAAATAGCCGGTTATAGTTATGTATATGTTGATAATAATGGCGTGGCTTGGTCTGGACCGGTCCATCAAAATGATGCTGGAGAGTGGAGAAGTGGAGACGATGAAACTACTAACTCAATAACACTTTCCAGAATTACAGTTTCTAACACTAAAATACAAGATTTCAGAAACCTTGCTGAAATAGAAAGAATGTTTTTAGATTTTAATCAACAATATAATGCTCAAGGTGTTCCTATAAAAAATTCTTTTAGCTTAAACAACACATTAAGGCAATTTACTAAAATACAATCAGTTGATTACAAAGCTGATAAAAATATGTCTGAATTTACTGATGCGTTTTCTTCTATTGATTCTGAAGGAAATGTTAAATTTTTATTTGGTATTGAATTTGTAAATATATTAAAAAATTATTCTAAATTTTCAAAATTATACGATTCAAATAACGAGACTTTTAAAAGGGAAACAATCTCAAATACAAAAATTTTAGATTTAAAACTTTTTAGAAGAAGAATAAAAAATTCTGTTTTATTAGATAATACCGGTGCTAGATTAAATTTAGAAAAATTAGATGAAAATGAACCCGATGAATTGATTTTACAAACAAAAGATATATCTTGGAAAAATTTATTAGACTTAAATAATGAAAAGGCAAGCATAAGAGAAACAGAACTGCTTGTCGATAATGATAATGAATTTATGAGATATTTTACCGGTGTAGATAAAACCTTTAAACAATTAAGTGATGGAGTTTATCAATATTATATTGAATTTGAATTGGAAGATGGAACGATACAAGTTATAAAAGATCAATTACTAAATCTTAGTTTGGCAAAAAACCAGCTTACTGAGTATTACAATAAAGTTAGTAAGCCAACTATGAGAAAATTTTTATTAGAATCACAAGATCCACACATAGATTCCCCAAAAGAAACTTCAAATAATTCCGTAATAACTGATTATGGATATGATATAGTTTCTAATAAACTTTCTCCACAATTAGTTAGTAATTTATTGAGAGAATATAGAGGAAATAAAGCTGCCACTGCTCCTTGGGTAAATTCTGTTGCTATTTTTGGAACTGCTTTAGATGTTTTCAGTAATAGCATACAAACCGATGATGATAGAAGAAATATGATTAATTTTCTATCAACAAATTTAATGCCTAATTCAACAAATCCAAGTATAATATCAAAAATAATTGAACTAATCGATTATTTTATATCTTCATTATCGAATACATTTGATATACATGTAGAAAACAGAAATGATGTGTCTGCTGTTTCTCCTTTGAGTTCTAGAACAAGTAAGAGTTTTAAGGTTGTTAAGTTCTTTAGTGAAATATTTGATTCTAACTTTTTAAAATCTTTTAATATCGATTATTTATCAACAACACCAGGCGAATTAGGAAGGCAAGATGGATTAGCCGTTTTAAACAAAAATAAACTTGTTGAAAGAGTTTCAAATGAGATGTCTAAATTCTTTACCGGTGAAAACTTAACACTTAATTTCTCCGGAGAACAACAAGCAGTATCGGAAAATATAAAATATTCTTTTTTCACTCCAACTCGTTTAGATTTTCGAAATAGATCTGTTGTTTTTTCTGGAACTGAAAACGACAACAATACCGGACAAAATAGAGTATTAGAAAATTTTTATAATTCATCAACGCAATACGAAAAAGCTCTTTCTATTTATGCGGATATTTTAAATTTTAAACTGGATGTGAATGGAAAAAATCGTCAAAGAATTTCTAATGAACAACAAGAAAGACCCAATTTATCTCCTTCCGAAAGAACCGCAGCCAGAGTAAGAGAGCAAGTAAGAACATCGAGAAAATTAAATGATTTATTTTCAGATTTTGCTAGTATTACAATTAACAAATTTCAAACATCAGATTCCGCAGTTGTTCTTGGAAATTCTAATATAAAATCATTAAATAATTTGATGGGTTCACTTTCTTCTGGTGCTATAAGAAACAAGCAATCAAATAATTTATCATACACAACAAACTCTTCGGCTAACATAAATAATATCATTTCCAATACAGAATTAGATTATGTTAAAGAACTTGCGAATAAAAATGCTAATAGCATTAAAATCATAAATGGTAGAGTTCTAGGATTTGATGGAAGAAGAACTTTTAGCGTATCTAAACTAAACAAGATTCCAAATCAAATCAGAGCTTTGATTTTAAAACCACAACAATTATCAACAAACATAAATGGTAATCTAGATTATACGGCTAATTTTTCAACTTATATAAAAAATAAAACAATAAATTATTTTAATTTTGAAATGATTGCTGAAGTTCAATATTTAAGTGGTTTTGAAAAAATAGAAAACACCGATGATTTAAATTTAAATAATCCAATTTGGAAAACCTTGGATAAAGAATATATTGATAGCATACAAGCAGAAAAAGAAATATTATGTCGTATCAAGTCTTTTGAAAATTTAAATTTAAAAATTCGCTCTTCTTCTGATTTAGAAAAAAGATATTATGATAAGTATTTTATAATAAAAACAACAGCACTACCAGAAGCGCCACCATTAACAAGAGATAGAATATTTAGTAATCCTATTGTTGAAAACTTATTAGATTCATTAAGACAAGGTTTTCCGGGAATAAGAATAAGAGAGTCTACAAATATAGCTACAGCGCCCACAATGATTCCAATGAGTATTGAAATAATAAGAACTGATAGTTCCGGAAACAGACAAATAACTAATATTAAAGATATTAAAGATATTGTAGCAAAAGATATAAATAAAAATATAGATGTAAAGGTCGGAAAACCACCAACTCCAGCATCTGCTTTTGCGGCTGCTCAAGCATTATCTTTGGCGGTTCAAGAATCAAATATATCAAATAATTTTAGAAGCAGTAATCATATTCCAAATAGAAATATCTCTAAAAAAACAACACAAGTCGAACAGAATATAAGACAAAGAGCAACAAGAATTAGAGGAATGTGATATAATTATTTAGGAATATATATGGCAAATAATAGACAACAAGCAATAGCGGCAGCAAAAGAAGCAGCAAAACAAAATGCTAGAAATAAAATATTAGATATAAGAAGTAAAGGCGCCGCCGATGCTGAAAGAAATTCCTATGAACCTCCAGCAGAAGAAAGAGGTTTTAGCTTTAATATAATGAATTATCAGGCTGGCTGGCTTTCAACTGGAAAAACATTACCAGAAGGTGTTATACAAATTAGACCGCCATCTGTTTTAGGTTTTAGAAGTGGCTGTAGAGATTTAGAAAACATTCTAGCCAACATGAACGAACAAGGTGTAGATGATGACGACACCGCAGCGGGACAAAATGGAACACAAGCAGCTGCTGGCACTTCTGGCGCAATCGGATTGGCTGATTTAAGAGGCAGATTACCACAAGGTGGCATCACTTCTTTAGCGGAGCCAGTTAGAGATATGTTTAGACCTAAAATCCCTTCATATGATAATAATTCTGGTAATACCGTAGCAACAGAAGAGCCACCAGAGCCATCTGAAGACGCTATAAACGCTTTAGATTCTCAATCGCAACAATCGATTTCTCCTAACTTATCAGCATTTCAAGATTCACCTTTTCTTGGATTAGGCAGAACTGCCACAATAATAGACAGAGATGATTATGCCGTTCCAATAGCAAACTTATCAAGAGATTATGGTATAGAAAAAAGCTTAATTACAGATCATATAAAGTATTTTAACGGTTCTTTTTATGTTCTCGATACAAACTCTAATTTAAAATTTTATAAAAATTTAAATTTTAAAAAATACTATACAACAAGATTAGATAAACTTAGCACATTTGATAATAGTGCTACATTAAACAGTGCTTCTTTAGAGAGTTATTCCTTTAGGTTTGGTTCAGATTTAAGAGTTAGAAATTCACAAGACTCAGAAAGATTTAAAAACAGTTTTATAATCGGGGATTCTTTTACTGGTTCTATATTAAATCAAAATAAAAATACATTTAATTTTGAACAATTAGTAAATGAAAATATTGATTTATTTGATAATAGTTTTTCATTACAATTACCTTTTGAAAATTCTGAATTATTAAACACATTAAATTTAATTGGCGCTTCTATTATTGATATAAAAGAAAATTATAATTTTTATATTAAAGAATATGAAAAAATAGCTACGAAAGAATATTCCGAATCACAAGAAAATGTTTTTCCAAATTTATATGTTTTAAATGCCATCCTTGAAGAAAAAACAGAAGATAAAGATTTCCTATCTTCACTCGCGGCTTTGGATGGACAAGTACAAAATGGGAATCGATTTTTACTAAACAGTTCTGAAAGAGTTGTTTTTGGCATAAAAGATGGAATTGGAGAATATTTTGATTTATTTGGTTTAAATTATGAAAATTTAAAAACAACTAATAAAAATTTATATAATTCTTATAATAAGAAACTTAATAATATAATTTTATTATCTGATTCAACAAGCAAATTAAATGAAATAAATAAAAAGAAATATATGTTTCCAATGTCGGTAGAATTATCGATTCCAACAGACAAAACAACAACTATAACAAGAACCTTGATGGATTCAGATTTGCTCGATAGCTTTATGATGAAGTTATATGATTTGTATTCTCAGAGGCGATTTCAATCCAAAGAATCTATTATTACAGAAACACTTTTTACTCAAAAAATAAATCCAGGTAATCAACAAACAGAAACAAGTCAAACATTTAGTTCAAAAAGAAAAAATATAAATATTTTAAATATTTCTGATTTATTGGAAGATATTAAACAAAGTCCAATAGATTTAAATAAATCAGACTATACTGTTATAGGTGATACAACAAAATATATGAGAACAAATACAAACTCTATGAGTTTTGTAAATGGATTGAGAAATATTATATTTAATTCTAAATTAAATACATTTGTAAGAGGCAGCTATAGAACATATCGAGATATTCTAGATGGTAAAAAATGTTATAATGAGACAGTAGCATTTAGAATATCAAAATACGAAGTTGGAAGTAATTCGCCTATACAAAATTATTGGATTCCAAACAATCCAGATTTAGATGTATTAAGCATTGTAGATACTCAAGTTAAATACGAAAAAGAATATGTATATAAAATATTTGCTTATCAATTTGTTTTGGGAAATAGAATAACTCAAAAATACAATAACCAAGGAACAACTGCCGATACCTTTAAGATTGATGTTGAAAATTTACCAGAAGCCAATTTAATGGAAGTTGAACTTTTGTCAGCAACAAAAAGAGTTGCTGACACTCCTCCTCTATCTCCAGAAATATTGTTTGTGCCTTATTTTGGTGTAGATAATAAAATTGGATTATTCTTAAATGGAAGAACTGGGGAAGAAAAATTAGAACCGATCAATATATTAAACTCAGATCAACAAATAACATCTTTATATAAAAGAAACTTAAACAATACTGTTTTATATAAATCTGATGATATAGCAAAAAGATTTGAAATTATGAAATTAGAAAATAAACCAAATTCGTATTCTGATTTCTCAAAAGGATTTATAAAATTAGTAAATACTGATGTGGATCCAGCAACCATACAAAATGCTAGTGCGGCAACTTTTATTGATACAATAGAACCAAATAAAAAATATTATTATTGTTTTAGAACAGTAGATACTCACGAAAAATTATCCAATCCAAGTCAAATATTCGAAGTTGAAATGGTGAATGAAAAAGGTATGGTATTTCCAATAATTAAAAATTATGAATTTGAAAAACCAACATATTCAAATGTAAAAGAAATAAGAAGATTTATCAAAATAAAACCAGCTTCTCAACATACATTTTTAAATTCTGAAACTTCACAAATACAAAACGATACAACAGCACAACAATCATTAAGAAAAATAAAACTTGGATTGTCTGATGTTGCTGTTCCTTGGGGAAAAACATTTAAAATGGTGTTAACTTCAAAACAAACTGGTAAAAAATGTGAATTTAAGTTTAAATTTAATTACAAACCAGAATAATATCCATAAAACACTATTTATACCGTAGGAGAATACATAATGGCATTTCTTGATAACAGTGGCGACATAATTTTGGATGCTGTATTAACAGATACAGGAAGATACAGATTAGCAAAAGGCGATGGAAGCTTTAGAGTTGCCAAGTTTGCTCTTGGTGATGATGAAATAAATTATCGTCTCTACGACAAAAATAATACAAGCGGCTCTGCTTATTATGATTTGAGTATATTACAGACACCAATTCTTGAGGCATTTACAGATAACGCTGCCGGTCTTAAATCAAAATTGATGACAATATCAAGAAATAATCTTTTGTATCTCCCAGTTCTTAAATTAAATGAAATAAACAGCCTAACAAAAAGATATGCTAATGGTTCTTTTTTGGTCGCCGTTGATGAAACTACAGAAGATATAATGTTGACGACCGATGGTACAACAGTTGTTGGCACATTAAAAGGCGTAACCGTAAATGAAACAACAAATAATTATGTACAAATAGATCAAGGTTTAGATACAAATTATGAAGTTTCTCCAACAAATGGACTAGATGCTGATTTAATTGAAACTCAATATATTATAGAAATTGATAATCGACTTGGCAATATTATTGCTCCGGGACAAAATGGCAGCACGGTTGCGAGAGCTTCTTATATAGATGATGATAATATAGCGAGTTATTTCTTTTCACTTGGAAGCGATACTGCTTTTGTTAATGAGATAGATAATTTAACTAATGCTGCTGGTAATGGACAAGTTATAACCGGTCCAAGAGGAACAAGATTAAATTTTTCTATTAGATCATCAATTGACTTACAGAATACCACTTTCTTGTTTGATCAACTTGGTGGAGAAGATAATATTACTGGTTTAAAAGAGGGCACAAAACCAGTAAAATATATCGATACAAATATCAGAGTAATTGGCGCTACAACAGGCTATAGAGTTGATATTCCTGTAAGATTTATAAAATACACACCACCAACTTGATAGATTAGGAGAAAAAGATGGCAACAATATATAAAACATTTCTAAATAACGATGTTGTTTCGACAAGAACATTATTACACGAATCAATTCCAATTACAGGAACAATAGTATCGGGAACATATTCAGATAATAATATTAAAAATTATGCTCACGGCATGTTTCAATCTGTATATGATTATCCTTATCTAAGTTCATCAGCAAATCATATATTTGATATAACTGTTGGATTCAGTCCAAATTCAGCATTATCAAGTTCGTTGAATCAACAAAATGCTAAAAAAATAAATGTCTATAATCAAATGGCGCAAGTTCTTGCTGGTAATGATATCACTGGAAGCATACTTGAATTTGATCAAGATGGCAATATTGTTGGTGGCGGTCCAAAATTAAAAGAAGTATTTTTCGTAAACTTCTCAAGACTTCTTGTTAAAGATGAAATCAAAAAAGATACATTTAGATTAAGTCTTGGAACCGGTTCATTTAGTACTCCATATGACGGAACTTTAAAAGTTGTTGGTGATTATGGCGCTCAAAATGAATATCGTGTAAATTCCCCAGCCGGTGAATATGGTATTTTATATACCGGCTCTGCTGCTGTTGAAGGAACCGGTGTAGGATTGCTATTTTATCAAGCCGGTATTGCTGTTCTTACTGCTTCACTATTTGTTGGAGCAACTATGACCGGCTCAACTGGAAATGTGAGCAATCTTTTCCAAACAAGTTCGATGCAGGTTGCTGCTGATTCGTTGAGAAGAAGAATAAATAATGTTGAATTCAACAATACAACAGAGCTTAATTCAACAATTTATTTCTGTAGATTAAACCATAATGAATTTAATTATAGTTCTAATCCAACATATTTAAGTTCAAGTAAGATTGTTGTCAAGAATAATGCTATCGACAATCCTGTAAGTTATATAACTTCAGTTGGTCTTTACTCAGCAGATAACGAATTACTTGCTGTGGCTAAATTAAGTGAACCTCTAAAGAAAGATCCGACAAATGAAATGATATTAAGAGTTAGATTGGATTTTTAGTTTTACACCGGTGTAAGAAAGTTGCTTTACACTCCGCAAGTTTTCAGCAGTACAAAAATATTATGAAGAGAATGGAATGATATTTGAAGAGTGGACCGAAAAGAACAATCCTTATTTAGTATAAAATCAACAAAACAAAGAAACTGCCTATTTATTTTAGGCAGTTTTTATTTATGGCAAGACCAAAACAATTTATAACAAAAGACGGAAATTTAAATAATTTTAAAACAGTTTCCGCTAATAATTTTAGCCAATTTCAATATGGCGATGTTATTACTGGTAGTGAATATCCATATACAGCAAACATAACAAGATATCATGTTTATGATTATCAAGACAGAGATTATGTTAAAGCATTAAAAAATACACTAGATTATTATCTTTATTCAAGCCCACATTTTGCTTATAGCTCTTCTTTGGGAAACAAAGAAACACAAGAAATAAGTCTTATAACAATACCATCTATTTTTTATGGTTCTTCGATCCGCAAAGGTAGTATAAATTGTAAATGGTATTTAACTGGAACTCTTATAGCAGAATTGGAAGATATAAATAGAAATGGCGAATTAATACAAGTTGGTCCAAGTGGCAGTAATGGCTCTGGTAGTGTTGCTGGTGTTGTTTTATATAAAGAAGGCTTTATATTATTAACCGGCTCTTGGAGTCTTCATTCAACTTATACAGATAAGTTTGGTTTAGATTCGTCTTTTTATTCCGCATCGTGGAAATATTTCATGAACACCGGTTCATCGGAAGTAAACCTAACTCCTTCTTCCAGTTTCTTATTAGATTTTGAAGGAACAAATTATATACCAACAATAACAATGTTGGCCCACGCTCAACAAGGTGAATTAAATCATTCAAACAATCCAACTTATATTCAATACGGGCAAGAACAACAACCAACAACTGGAAGTTTTGGTTATATAGAAAATAGTAAATTATTAATAAAAAATATGGTTAGTTCATCTTTTGTTGACGAAGAGCCCGATTTCAAGAAAACAACTTATATTTCGAAAATAGCAATATACGATGAGCAAAAAAATCTAATAGGTGTTGCCAAACTAGCAAATCCGGTAAGAAAAAGAGAATTAGATAGTTATACATTTAAATTAAAAATGGATATGTAAAATGTTAAAAAAATTTGAAAGTAGCGACATATTTGTAAATCGTATAAAAGCTCATCCAAGAATAAGAGTTTTAACTTATTCCGGAAGCCTATATTATAACAACGATTCAATCTCACAAGATGGCGCTAGATTATTTGATTTCTTAATCGAACCAGACCCCCCGCCAAGTTCAATTCAAAGCTTCACAGATAGTTTTGAATTTGCCGGTAATTGGAATGATGCTGTTGATATAACAACTGCTCTTTCTGGAACTTCAACATTTGCATCGCCAGACTTCACAGATAGTTTTGAATTTGAAGGCAATTGGAATGACGCTGTTGATATAACAACTGTTCTTTCCGGCAACACAACATTTACATCACCAGATTTCGCAGATAGTTTTGAAACTGGAAGTGGTGGTTGGTAATTATTTTTATATATATTAATAGGAGTTTTTAAACATGTCTCAAAGTGATTTTTTGATTACAGCTGGAAATGCAGATAACGCAGGCGGAACATACTACACCGGTTCAGCTATTTTAAATAGTGATCTATCAAATCCGCTAACTTCTTCTATTAATTGTAGGGTATATAATCAGGAAAATCTCTCTGGTTTTGCTGCCATACATGGTTTATATTTTGTAAGCTCATCTGTGAGTGGAGGAGTATTAACCAATATTCCAGAGACGAAATCAGTATCTTTAAGATTGTGGGCTAGATTTACAGATAGTAGTTTTTCAGATTACCAAAGAGTTAGTTTGTTGGCGAAACATAATGGATATAATACAGCAGATTATATGACTAATAATTCATATCCATATTCCGGATATGAATTTGGATATAGAGATCAAAATAATGGAACTCTTTATTATAATTTTGGGAATTATAAAGCAAATACCGGCGCTACTTCGGTAGCAATATCTGGATTCACTAATCTTGGTATAAATAAGTGGGTTGGTTTAAGAATGGATATTGTTCCCGTTCATGTAAATAGTATAATAAACGGAGCACCTACTAGTGGAATCTTCAAAGATATAATAACTTTATATACTGCTTCTTTGAGTACACCAGATACATGGAGTCAAGTATACACAACAGAACTAACAGTAGATGGAAACAATTTCGTTCCATGGGGTTCTTATAATACAATTAGTAGCGCGCCTGTAATTGGAACAGTAAGCACAGCTTCTTATGGATTTTCTGCTAGAAGTCAAGCTGATACAAATTGTCGAACCTATTTTGATGACTTCCAAATATTCGTAGAAGACGCATTCTAAAAAGAGCAACCTATTTATAACAGAGGATAAAGAATAATATGTCAACAGATTTCATGAGTTTACACAGACCAGGTATAGGTAATGCTGCCAGCTATCAAGTATCTGGAAAACCATTTGCTACTTCTTCACTTGCCGTTCCCGCTAGCGGTTCAGTCGCTTTAGAAGTAGTTTTTCCACAAGTTACTAAATTTATAACAATTAATAATACTACTGCTGGTATCATGAGATTAGGTTTTAGCGATGCTGGTGTAAAGGGTTCAAATCATTATTTGATTCCCGCATCTACTACCTTTACAGCTGAAATAAAATTGACTAAAATGTATCTAATGAGCAATAATGCAACTCCATTATCAGCAAGTGTGTTAGCTGGATTAACAAATATTCCAGCAACTGAACTTGTTAATAGTTGGTCTGGTTCTGCGGGTGTAGGATGATATTAGGTTTAGATATTTCAACAAGTTGTACTGGTATAACCGTTTTAGATTATAGTGGTAATGTTATTTTAAATGATTGTTGGAAGTTCAAAGAAGATGATGTATTTGATAAACTACAACGAGCAAAAGCAGAAATACGAGAATTAAAAAAAAAATATCCAATAACCGAAGTCTTTGTTGAAGAAAGTCTACAGGCATTTTGTCCGGGTTTTTCATCCGCAAAAACAATTCTTTCACTTGCCAAATTTAATGGCATTCTTTGTTGGATGATTTGGGAAGAGATGGCGATAAAGGTTAAATATATTGGTTCAACAACAGCAAGAAAAACTTGTGGAATAAAAATCCTTAAAGGAAAACCAGCCAAACAACAAGTTATGGAATGGATGTTAGAAAATCAAACTTGGTTTAAAGTTGAAAAGAAAAAGAATAGCCAAAATATAAGAGATTATTATTACGATATGGCTGATAGTTGGATAATAGCGAGAGCAGGATACTTACAAACAAAAAAAGAAAACTAATTATATAACAATCCTATTTTATAGGATGTTTTCTTTATTTATTCGGAGGATTTTAAAAATGTTTTTTTATAAAGAGCCGCCTCTTGCTTTAACAAGAAGCCCATCAAGTTTGAGTTTTGGTTCGTCAAATGTTGGTACACCAATAACACAAAGTTTCACAATCAGTGCCTCTGGTAATGGTACTGAAGTTTTCACAATAACCAAAAGCGGTGATACATCTGATTTTACCGTTTCACCAGATAGCGGTAATTTAACAGGCGGCGCCGGAAATACAACAATTCAAGTTGTGTTTAATCCAGTTCAGGCTAGTTCTAGAAATGCTACTTTAACAATAACATTATCTGAAGGTGCTACAGATACCGTCGTTGTTAGTGGTACTGGAACGACCGCCGGTGCCGGCACCGGCACTGGCACCGGCACTGGCACCGGCACTGGCACCGGCACTGGCACCGGCACCGGCACCGGCACTG